CGCCACCTTGCTCAGTTGGTAGCAGGCGTAGTTCTTGCCCGTCCAGCCTTCCGGGGGGCCGCTCCCGCGCATCACTTGGGCGCCGGCGGCCGCCGCTTCCTCGCCCGTGCCGTCGGTGCTGTCGTCGTCATAGACCACCACATTCACGCGCATCTCGCGTAGCTGCGCCACCAGGGGGCCAATCTTTCCGGCCTCGTTGCGCGCGGGGATGAGGGCGATGAACTGCCGCGCGGTGCTGGCCCGCCGCGGCCGAATCATGAGCAGGTCATTGCTGAACGCCACGAAGGTGAGCAGAATCACCAGACCCAAGGAAAGACCGAAGACGACGCCCATGCTGTGACTTTACTGGCCCCTAGCCTGAAATTGGGGCATACTGGGCCTGCGCGCAACTGAGGAATTCATGGATCTGAAATCAATTGTGATCGGCTTTGTTGGCGGGTGGCTCGTGCAATGGGCGCTCGACATGATGTTCTACCGACGGGAAACCGGCACCGCCGATACCGCCGAGTGGCAACGCCGCCTAGAGGCCGCCCAGGCCGAAACCGCCCGCCTGCGGGTGCAACTGGAAGGCGTGCAGCCGCAACTGGACGAACTGAAGGCCCTGAAATCCGAGGCCGGGGTGAGCAACCTGGAAGCCGAGCGCGACCGCCTGCGCGTGGACCTGGTGAATGCCCAGGCCGAAGCCCAGTCTCTGCGCGCCCAGCTGGACCGCGCTACCGCCGGTGCCGTGAGCGCCAGCGCCAGCCCCGTGACCGTGGCCACCAAGAGCACCGACCCCCTGGCCGCCATTGTGGGATTCGGGGAAGACCGCCGCGCCAAGCTCCACGCCGCTGGCGTCACCTCGCTGGCCGATGTGGCCGCGCTGGAACCCGCCCGTTTGCTGGAAATTCTGGGCCTGGGCGATGACCATAGCGAAGTCGCCGAAGCCTGGATCGAAGAAGCCCGAGGCCACCAAGGATGAGCGCCGGCCCCACGCAAGCCACCGTGCGGGGCCGCACCCGCGACCAAGTGATGGCCTACGATGTCTTCAAGGGCATCGTGGCGGCGGGCCTGGTGGGCCTCCTTCTGTTCCTCATGCGCCCCGCGCCCGCCCACGGCGATGAGCACGGCGGCGACCATGGCGGCGAGAAGCACGCGGTGAGTGCCGACGCCCACGGCAGCGACGGCCACGACACCGAAGAACACAAGGACACCCCCAAGACCTCTCCCGCCCCGGCCGGCCTGGCCGTGACCAACGTGGGCGCTGATGCCAGCTTCAAGCCCGGTGATTTCACCCTGCGCGGCACCAGCCCCGCCCTGGCCACTATTAAGGCCATGCGCGGCGAAGACCTGGTGGGCGAAGTGCAAGCCGACGACAAAGGCAACTGGGCCCTGCCGCTCAAGCTGGAGCCCGGCCGCATGGAACTGAACCTGACCAGCGAGGGCGCCCCCGCCCTGCCCGTGGTGATGACGGTGGCCGAAGCCGATGACGCCGCCCGCGCCCTGGCCCTCACCGAACCCCGCGACGGCGTGGCCCTCAAGGCCGGACGCCTGACCCTGCGCGGCACCGCCCAAGCCGGCGAACTGGTGCAGATCCGCCAGGGCGACCGCATCCTGGGCGAGGCCAAAGCCGACGCCGAGGGCAAGTGGAGCTTCCCCATGGACTTCACCGGCGGGCAAAGCGAACTGACGTTTGTGTCGCTGGGCAGCAATGAAACAGTGCAGGTGCGCCTGGGCGCGGCGGACGCCAAGGCCGTGGTGCCCCTGGCCCTGACCAACCCGACGAGTGGCGCCAGCCTGACGAGCGGGACCCTGACCCTGCGCGGCACCGCCCCCGCCGGCAGCACCGTGCGCCTCACGCGCAACGGGCAGGCCCTGGGCGAGGCGAAGGCCGACGAGGCGGGCAAGTGGGAATTGGCCGTGCCGCACCGCGCGGCGCCGAGCGTGTTTGTGGCCGAAGCGGGCCGCGAGCGCGTGACCGTGAGCACCCGGCGTTAGGCTGAGATTTGGCCGGTTTGGGCGGGCGAAAGGCCGCCCCGGCTTGACTTTCCGCCCCCGGCGGGGGATACTGGCATCCCCGGCGGGCGGTTAGCTCAGTGGTAGAGCACTACAATGACACTGTAGGGGTCACAGGTTCAAATCCTGTACCGCCCACCATCTGATTTAGGTTCAAATCAGGCCAGAATCCAAAGGCTCACACTCCTCACTTTTGGGGATGTGAGCCTTTAATGTGAGCCCTAGGCCTTTTCGGGCTCTTCGATCGCGGCCAACATCGCCCCCAATGCCGCCCTTTGGACGGACGGCCGTGACTGCGCATAAACGCCCAGCGTCGTGCGTACTGATGCATGCCGCGCCATCGCCATCACCGTAGCAATGTCCGCCCCCGTTTCGATGAGGAGCGAGATGAAGGTGCCCCGCAAATCGTGAAGCCGCACCGTGTCCGGAACGCCGTGGGCGCGAAGCCTAGCCCGCACGTCGCGGGTGATGTTCCGCGGGGAAAGCGGCCGCCCGGTCTCCGACGTAAAGACGAAGGCGCTGCGGCGGGGTTGCGCCTCGATGGCCTCACGCGCGAGATCCGCGAGCGGCACCGGGGCGGCGCTGGCCAGATTCTTGGTCCCTGGCACCATGAGCCGGTCACTCTGGACATGCTCCCACTTAAGCCGCACCAGTTCACCACGGCGCATGCCGGTCAGCACCAAGACGATGATCACGCATGACGTGCGATCGCCAACCACGAGCAGCTTGCGCAGCTCATCCGGATCCAGCACCCGGTTATCCCGGCGCTTAGCACCGGGCAGATGCACGCCATCCATGGGATTGGTCTCGATGTGGCCATGTTGCCGGGCTACGGTGAGGGCGCGGCGCAGATAGGCCGCCACCCGGTGGACGCTTGAAGGGGCCAGCGGGCCGTCCGGGAGGTATGTGTCCAGGCCCTTGTCGTAGCGATGGCGATGGAGCCCATCCACCCACTTCTGGCAGTCGGCAATGGTGAGAGAGGCCAGGCGCTTAGAGTAGATCGGGTGCCCCATGATGTGCCGGATCCGGTACGTCTCTTGGAGATCGAACGTGGCGGCCGCAATCCGCCGGCAGTGCTCATCCCGAAAGTCGATGAGCCAGTCACCAAGGGTGAGGGCGCGGGGCCTGGCGGCCTTTACTTGCTGAGCTTGCTTGACGAGCTGGCGAAGATCATTCTCCGCTTGCGCGAAGGCCTCTCTCCGAGGACCGTAGACGTTCGTGCCGTTGGTCCGGAGCCGTGCGCGATAGCCACCCCGAAACTCCGCTATGGTCCCCAACCCCCGGGGCCGCTTCATTCTCGGGCACCCACCCTATGAGCTGAAGCGGACGGACCCACCACCGGCCATCCGGCCCCTTGAACGCGCCCGGCACCTTGCCCTCGAACGCCCACCGTTGAGCGTTCTCCGGGGATGTGCCCCAGATCTCCGCGTACTCCGTGATCGGGCGTGCGACTAGCGCAGAGCCGTCGCTGATCGCGATCGTGATGTGCGCCGGGGTGGACATGGCGGCGAGTATGACACAAGAAATGGAACATCTGTCGCAACGGCCGTAAAACTAATCGGGAGAAAAGCCCCAATGTCGCGCCAGCCGATGGCCCGCAGCTTCCACTCGCATCTGCTGAGAGTGCAGCGCCTTGCTTGTGCCGTTTGCCCCGACCTCATGCTCATACTTGGACATATCTCCGAGGACCTCGCTGGCCAGCATCACCCAGTCATGAGCGAGCTTTCGAGTTCGCGAATCATCATCGGGGGAAGTCAAAGCCTGGGTGACGTTGTCCAGGGCATCAACCAGATGGAGGCAGGTCGAAGTGAACTCCATCCGCTCGTCATGGGCAACGTCCGCACCCTGGCCAGCGTCGCGCAATAGCAACGGGGGCACGCCCGTGTGACGAGGGTAGGGAATCGGGGCGCTGGGATCCTCGAACCAGGACGCATCCACGTCGTAGCCCTGAGACTTGGCCAGCTCGATCATCCGCGTAAGCGTGGTGCGTGAAGGGTTGTACTTACCGCTCGTGCGATTGTAGTTACGAATCGCGTGGCCAGTCACCCCAAGGAGCCGTCCAAGGGCTTCGGGGTTGTAGCCCATTTGGCGGCCCAAATTTATAAGTTTCTGACCAGGTCGTAGGTCCACAAGCGCATCATGTCGCTTCGCCGCGAAAATAGATATTGACAAAACTTACAGGTTTGCGACAAGATTTACACGCCATGTCGCAACCCGCAGGTAAAAAAGCGGGGGTCGAGAACATCCGCACCCTGGTCCTCTCCGGGGCACTTGATGATCTTCGGCTCTCTTTGAACTCACCAGATGAAGCTGAGCGCCAGGAGTACTTCCGGCGATTCGAACGCGCGACCTCTAAGGTCAATTGGCGCGCACTCCACAACGAACTGCGAGACGTCATCCAGGGGGCTCAGTCGTGACGGCCGTTGCGATCGGCACCGCCCTCGTGCTGCTCTCGATCGTCGGTCTGGCCGTGGCCTTTGTGCTCTTCGAGACCTTGCCGCGTAACGCGAAGAACGCCCGCAGCGCCGCCACCACCAACATGCTGGTGGCCGCCGCCCTTGCCGCCCTGGCCCTGATCCAACTTGGGAAGGTGGACGCCTAATGCACAAGTTCACCATCAAGCCCGCTTGGGACTTCGACGACCACAAGGGCTGGGAAGTCATGTTTGGCAGGCGCAACGAAGGCCAAATCAGCTGGTACAGCGCAGACCACGAGAACGCAAAGGATGATGAAGGTGAAGGGTTCTATTGGTCGGGCTACGTTCCCCATCACAAGATGAACGGCGGCAAATTCGACACGCTCGAAGAATGTGCTGACGATATGTGGCGGAAGTTAATGGAGGCAAAACCGTGATGCACGGCATCACTGGCCATGTGCGCCGGGGGAACGCGCGCACGTACCGACAGGGAGTTCGCCACGGGGTAGCCATGACGGTGGCCGGGATGGCACTCATGGTGGCCGCCTACTTTGTCCTAGCCTATGGCCTCGATCGCCAGCACGAAATGGACACCGCCAAGTGGGAGCGAAACGAGCGCCTAGCCGCCGAGTGGGGTGGCCGCTAATGCCGAGCAAAGCCAAGAAGAAAGCAACTGAAACGGTTGATGTGCCCCCGGCAGTCGTCGCCATGCTCTCACCGGATCAGCTCGATCTCGCTCCGTTCAATCCGCGCCGAACCTTCCGCGAGGAGACAATCGCAGAGCTTGCCGGTTCCATTCTTCAGCACGGTGTCCTACAGCCCATAGTCGTACGTGAGCTTGATGGTCGGTTTCAAGTGGTCTGCGGGGCACGTCGGACCCTTGCGGCAATTAAGGCCGCTCTCACCGCTATCCCGGCCGTCATTCGGGATCTCACAGACCAACAAGCCATAGAGGCCTCACTAACGGAGAACATGGTCCGCGAGGACGTGGAGCCGATGGAAGAGGCCCATGTCATTGATGGCCTGGCCGCCTTCTACGACACGGACCAGGCCCTCGCAGATCGTCTTGGCCGCTCAGCGGCTTGGGTTTCTCGCCGGCGACGGTTGCTAGGCCTCATCCCTGCATTGCAAGAATCGATCGAACAGCACGAGTTTCCTCTCGGTTGGTACGAGATCGCATGCCGCTTGACCGAAGAAGACCAAGCGGCCGTACTAGGATACGTTCGGGTCTGGCCCGGCGGAGCTACTCCTAAAAGGCTCCGTGACTACCTCACACGGACTGGCGTACGCCTTGAAAGCGCACCGTTTGAACTCGATCAGCCCATTGGTGGCCGACCAGCATGCGAAGGGTGCCCGCACAACACGGCAAGCCAGGCGGATCTATTCGATGCCGACGAACCGGCCATGTGCCGAAATCGAACCTGCTTCGATGAGAAGGCGGCAATGTTCGCCGAGCGCTTTGCGCAAGAGAATCAACTGCCTCTCATGCAGGTGAATTGGAGTCAGCGGGCCTATCCAGAGGAGCACTTTGATGAGACCATCCACAAGGGCTTGACAAGAGTTGTGGTTGGGCCAGGCTCTCAACGGGGGCCAGTCGGCCAGGTGCTTTACGTTGAAGTGCCAGAGCCTCGCCCAGAAGGTGAGATCGACCCAGAAAAGCTCAAGCGCCGGGCGTACCTAGCCACCTGCAAACGCGAGAACTGGATCCGGTGGCAGCTGCTCGAAAGCCTTGGCCGCCAGGTCGCAGTGCTGGGCGAACTCGATGTGACAAATGCCCTTGCCAACCTTCACTACATCTTATGGCGCGTGATGCGTGGCGGCAACATCAGCATCCAGGATAAGCATCGAATCAGCCGGCCGGAATTCTTGGGCCTCGCCCAGATCAATGGCTACGACGAAAAGACTCCTGACCCAGATAGCCGAAAGGCGCTCCTAGCCTCGCTCATTTGGGAAGCATGCCATGAAGAGCTGGCTTGCAAGGACTGGGCCGGGCAAAACCGAGAACACCAACCAGACACGGCCATCCAGGAGGCTTATACGGCCCTGGGGGCGGACTACCTGCATTACCGGCAGCTTTTCGAAGGGCAGTGGGCCGAGAAGTCTGAGGGCAAAAAGGCAAAGGAGGGCGAGGTTGACGCCTGAAGAAGCCAAGGCGCTGAATCCCGGCACCGTCATCCGGAGTGTCCTGCACGAGCGCGAGCGATACAAGGTGCTCGCGCTTGAGCGAGTCAGCAAGAAGGCCGAGCCCGAGATCGTAGCCGTGCGGGTTGACTTGGAGCCCGTCAGGTTCCGCCCTCAAGACCTTCGATATTGGAAGGTGGAAGCGTGACCGAGGCCCAACGCGAGGCCCTTAGCCTGGCCTTCGTTCTCGTCGTGATCCTGGTGATCCTATGGGGGGACCGGTGACCGTGGCCCACCCCAACATTAAGCGAGCACGGCAGGGCTATCGCTCGTGGCATGCGGCGGATCCGAAGCGGAAGGGGATGCCGATCACCAAGGCGCAGGTGGACAGCATCAGGGCGGAACTCAAGATCATCAAGGGCAACGAGAATGTGCTCATTGCCTTGGTGTACGACAAGGTTGGCCGCGAAGGTGTGAGGCGACTGGAAGACATGGATCTCTATGAGGTCCAGGTGGCCTTCGAGCTTTTGCTCATGCCGGAAGTACGCAGCGCCCTCCGCACCCACCGACGACCGGGAGGCGAGCAAAGTGCCTGACACCACACGCCGAGTCGGGAAGACGATCAAGCAGGGCCGAGACCTCCGGGATGGCAGCTGCACGGTGTGTGTGCTGGCCATGGCCACCGGCGAAACGCTTGAGGCCGTGTACGAGTTTCTCAACGACGGCCGCCAGGTCGGAGACCCTGTAAACATGGCCGACGCCGCCCTATTTCTGATGAGTCGGGGCGTAGTGCTTGGGGCAGGGCATGGCGTGAACACCAAAGGCTACAGGCCAACGGACGACCTGATCCACCGCATTAAGGGGTGGCCCGCCTTTGTGGTCGTCAGCTCTGGATGTGAGAACGAGTACTGGGAGCACGCCCTCTATTACGATGGCCGGTATCTGCGAGATCCAGACCCATTCAAAGGGGCAACCTCGAAGTGGGAAGACTACGATCTCAAACTCATTTACCCCCTGGCGCTCATCAGCGACCGGTGGCAATGTGAGAGGATGATGCTGGCTCCGCAGCCGACGCCGGACTATGTGCTCGATTGGCGGAACGGAGAGTACGGCAACACCTACGGCCCGAAGCCCGAAGCCGAAGGAGGAGAAGGTGCCTGACATCAAGCTGATTAGCGATGCGACCGACAAGCCTAGCCGAGGCCAAAGGGAGGGCAACGTGCCTAAGGAAGCGCCCTACGCTCAGGACTACTACCTGCGCAAGCAATCGATCGAATTGGAGGAGATAGCCAGGTGTCCAACTGTCCATTTCGACCACGAAGAATTGGACGGCCTTCTTAGCATCTTTGAGGATTACCAACTTCAAAAATTGCAGAGAGAATTCCGGTTGGCAGCCGCAAAGCTACTTCTCGATTTGGTCAGCATTGACCGCGAGATCCAGCGGAGGCAGAAGTGAACCACAAGGAAGATCTTCGCGCGATCGAAGCCGAGGTCATCGCCCGCGCGGGTGGCAACCCCGGGGCGCTCAATGTGATGTGCCTCGGTGTGCTCGAGCACGGCCGCGCGTTCTACGATCGCATAGCCGCCGCCGGGCTCACGGACGCCGCTATCTGGGAGAAGTTCAAGGACGAACATGGGATGGACTATGAGTCCATGTTCCACGCGCTAGGTGGCGCTCATGACGGCACCGATTGACCTCATCCGCCAGCGCCTTCACCAGCTGGGCAAGTCGATCACCCGGGATAAGGGTGATCGCTTCATGTGCCAGTGCCCAGGGCACGACGGCAAGGACGCCAACTGCTCAGTGTGGTCAGATCCGGACGGCCATGCGGCCGTCAAGTGCTTTTCTCATGGGTGCTCAAGTGAGCAGATCATGCAGGGCCTTGGCCTCAAGGTTGAAGACCTGTTTAAGGAATCGCGCGAGTACTTGGTCTGGAAGAACACGGAGCGGATCATCCAATCCATCTACCGATACGAGGACCGTGACGGGCATCTCCTGTTTGAGAAGGTGCGGATGTTCCCCAAGGACTTCATGGTCCGCGCCCTGGTCACGCACGAAGGCCGTGAGGGGTATCGGTACAGCCTGGCCGCCTGTTACTTCGAATATAAGCGCCCTCGAGGGAAGGGGCCGGGAACGTGGAAGTCCACCCAGCACCGCAAGCGTATGGCCGTGGTGCCCGAGCCTGGCCTCGTTTGGATGGACGCAATCAAGCCGGATCTGTACCGCGCCCGGGAAACCTACGAGGCCGCCCAAGCGGGCCACGCCATATGGCTCGTGGAAGGCGAGAAGGACGCGAATTACCTGACCCAACATGGCCTGTTTGCGACGAGTCGCCACAGCGGGGGCGGCGGGAAGAAGTGGCTCCAAAGATACACCGACACGCTGAAAGGGGCCGCCGTCGTGAACATCATCCCGGACCAGGACGAAGTGGGCGCCAGCTACGCGCAGGTGGTCTACCACGAGCTCCGGGCCGCAGGGATCGAAGTCGTCATCTACAAGCCCGCAGCGGGCAAGGACGCCGCCGACCACTTCGCCGAGGGCTACGGCGCAGACGACTTTATCCCGGTCGCGATCGAAGACGTTACCAAGGAGTTTGGGGTGGAGCCGCCCCCGCCTACGGAGCCGCCGCCCGGGCCGCCGCTCAAGATCGTGGAGGGCGGGATCACCGAATGGGAGGAGCCACTCCCCACCAGCGACATGGACATGGCCAGCCTCATGGCCTCGCGCTACGGCGACGAGCTCAGATATTGCCCACCGTTCGGTTGCTGGTTCACTTGGGACGGCACCAAATGGGCCGAAGATGAAACCGCCGGCGCACCGCTTTTGCAACGCTACGAGCTGCTCGCCCGCCAGGTCGAGGCCGGGGTAAGGAAGATCGATATCCCGAAGCCCTCGCATGGGCAGAAGCCCGCGATCACGTACGGCCGAAAGGTGGCCAGCGCATACGCTTATCGCCAGGTGGCCGAGCTGCTCCAACGCCGCACCGGCATGGTCATCCTTCCGGACAACATGGACGCCTATCCGGATCTCCTCCCATGCGCCAATGGCGTGGTGGATCTCGAGACCGGCAAGATGTACGAGCATGACCGGGAGCGCCTGGTCACGCAGGCCGTGGGGGTCGCCTACAACCCAGCGGCCGAGTGCCCGACATGGTGGAGCTTTATCCGCAGCGCAACGGCCGGTGATGAAGAGCTGGCCAAGTACCTCTGGAAAGCCGTCGGCTACTGGTTCACCGGGCACACGAAGGAGCAAAAGTTCTGGTTCCTTCACGGCGCGGGCGCGACCGGGAAGACGACTTTCCTCGAGACCATCCAGCGGATCGCCGGTGACCAGGCCGCCAGTCTGGATCCCGCTCACCTCATGGTCCAGAGGTATCAGGGGGTGCCGGAGCACCTGGCCCGCCTGCGGGGTAAGCGCCTGGTGACGGCCGTAGAAGCGAACCGCAATAACCGCTTCGATGAAGGCCTGATGAAGCGCCTCACCGGGGGCGAGACGATCGTGGCCAGGCGCATGCGCGAGAACTCCGTAGAGTTCCATCCACTGTTCAAGCTCGTGGTGACATCCAACCACCGGCCGGGCGTGAGTGACGACGGGACAAGCTTTTGGCGGCGCATGGCGGCCGTGCCGTTCAACAACGTGGTGGAAGAGGCCGACCGAGATCCAGACCTACCGGCCAAGCTGGCCGCCGAGGCGCAGGGCATCCTCACGTGGATCGTGAAGGGGGCCGTGCTCTACTACCAAGATGGCAAGCTCGGCACAGCGGCCGCACTCGAGAGGGCCAAGGATGAGTACCGCGAGGACACGGACGAGCTCATCGAATTCCTTCACTCCCACGTGCGGGAGTGTGCCCCCGAGGTCCGCGAAAACAACCAGGTGGCCACGTCGATCATGTACCAGACGTACGTGCAATGGGCCGAGAACGCCCGCCAGCGGCCCATAGGAGAGCGCCACTTCAAGGCCTCGATGTTGGCCAAGGGCTTCGAGTGGCGGCGCACCAGGAAGACGCGCGTATGGGTTGGCCTTCGCATCGTGAACACGATGGAAGAGAACACCGAGGACGATCCGGGCGAAGGGTTCTACACCAAGGTCAACGACGACGCCCTCACCGGCGAAGCACTAGCCGAAGCCCTGGCCGACGAGTTCGGCGACTAAGGCGAGGGGCTTTCAGATCCGCGGGCCGCAGCGCGTGAGCGCCAGCGCCGCGGATCGATCGCGTCTCGAATCAGCAAAGGCTCACCCCGTTGCGCATCTCGCTTCTCGAGCTTGTCGGCAAGGACCTCGAACACACGGCAGAAGCCAACGAGCAACATGACCGGGATGGCCAGGGCAAACCAAACCGGCCACGTGAAGGCGATCAAGGCAGTACGAACGGTGACGGGATACCAAGGCCCATCGAGCGCAAGGCAGATCACCGCGATGCCAAAGAGGTTGAGAGCCAGGCCCGGGATTGAATAAAGCCAGACAAAGGTGTCAAGGATAAACCTGTCCATATGCCGGCCATTGTACCAAATCCCCCCGCGCCCCCCTTTTCTTGGATTGCCGCGAAGCGTCACAGGTGTCACGCGCCAACCGCACATGGCATATGCCGATGAAAGCAGCAGATCGTCGGCACGAGCGCCGGAAATACCGATGCCGTCGGGGTGTGACGCCCAAGCGTGACGGGTGTGACACCAAGGGTGACGCCAAAGAAGGGCCGAGAATCGGCCATTTTGAACCTATGGTGACGGGTGTGACGCTTGTGACGCCAAATTGCAACAATACGCATAGCGTGCGCGCACACCCACAGCCGTGCATGTGCGCATATGTGACGTGGATATCGAAAAAACCCGTCACACCCGTCACACTCGTCACCGTGGCCATTGTGGCCCTGCCTCAACCGAACTGAGAAAGCCGGGAGGCCTGGCCGCCGCTCGTGGTGTCACCCGACCCGTCACAGCCAAAACCGGACCCGTCACCCGCGGACGATTCTGCGAAAACTTTCGGAAAAAGTGGCCCAAAGGGATTGACATTCACGAGGCGCTCAGGTAATTGCCCGCCGTGAGACCGGTAGCGATTTCGACATGGCAGGCGGAAACAAATCCGCGCCGGTTCTCGCCCCTTTTGAGCCTTGGCGCTGGCCTGCTGGTCGCCGGAATTGGCCGACTGATCGCAGATGTGGGGTGGAGCAGCCCGGTAGCTCGCCAGGTTCATAACCTGGAGGCCGCAGGTTCAAATCCTGCCCCCGCACCTGTGATGCACTGGAAGGACAAGCCCGCGCCCGCGTACCTGGGCAAGTGGGCTCGAAGCAAGTGGGCCGAGGCGAGCCTCAAGGAACGCGCCCTGTATGTGGCCCGCAGCCAAGAGGAGGCCAAGGTCCGCGAGGTCACCGCCAACTGGTCCCCGCAGATCCGCAAGTACCTCGCCCTCACCGGCATCTTCTCACCCGCGCCGTGGTGCGCCGCCTTCGTCACCTGGTGCCTGGTGGAAGCCGGGGCCGACCGCAAGAAGCTCCCGGCCCTTGCGGCCAGCACGTACTGGTGGTTTGTGTGGGCCAAGCAGACTAAGCGCCTCAAGGTGGACAAGCGAGGCAGACCGGTCAATGATCCGGAGCGTGGCGACCTGGGCGGGTGGAATACCGGCGCGGGTCACATCTTCTTTGTCCTGGCCGTGGACGAGGAGAAGGACGTCGCAACCCTCGAAGGCAACACGGACAACGCCGGTAGCCGAGAGGGCGTAGCCGTCAAGGACCGGGTGAGGTCGTGGCCGCAGCTGAAGCGCCACTTGTTGCATGGATACATCCGGATCACCGATGACTTGGGGGTCGGGGCGTGATGTCGTATTGGGCCGCCCTCGCTGCTTACGCGAAGGGCCTCGCCAACGTATCGGGCGCTCCGGTCCTGGTGGCCGTGGTCGCTCCCATGCTCATGGTGTGGGCACCGGGTGAGCTAGCCGTCCACCTGGCCACGGCGCTCATGGTCGTCCTCGCGTGTGACCTGGTCGCGGGTGCCACCCTGGCCCTGCAACAGAACCGGTTTAGCTGGCGCACCCTTGGCATGGCGAGTGTCGCTAAGAGTACGTTCTACGGCCTGATGCTCGTGGTCTGCCACATCCTGGCCACCGCCCTGGCCGCGCAGACGCCGACCGCCCAGGCGCACATCCTGGCCTCGCGCGATTACGCCATGCAAGGCCTGGCCACGCTCTGCATCTTGGTGGAAGTCCGCAGTGTGGTCCGGAACGCCGCCGCGAGCGGCATGCGAGTCGCCCGCGCCCTCGACAAGGTTTTCGCCCGGTGGGAACGGCAACGGCTCAAGGAGATCGAGGCCGTCCTCGGGGGCGAAGGAGCAAGCAAGTGAGTAACAGCATCCAGATCCGAATTCAAGCGGGCGTAGAGGCGTACCGCAATGGCGCACGAGTCGTGCGTCTGACCCCGATTGACCAGGCCGCCGCCGTGCCCGCCGTCGCTGCCGAAACCCTTCTCCTTTTGGTTGGAATCGTCGACATGCGCGACTTGCAACCGGGGGACGGTGAGGTGGACGTCCAGTTGGGCAGGCTCGAAGAGCTGGCCACGAACGCAGGCGCACCGGAGCTGGTTCGCGCAGTGGCCGTCTATGCCGAGAGCATCGGCATGGTCGGCGGAGACGTGAACATCTTCCTGCGAATCAAGCGGGTCGCGTAATCATGCCGAAGGCCGCCGCGAAGCCCAAACCGAGAAAGATGACCTTGCTCCACCAGCAAGCCGCAATGGCGCTGGCTCAGGGCAAGGGTGTCACGGTTGCGGCAGTGGCGGCCAACACGTCCGAGCGCACCATCTACAACTGGTTGGAGTGGGAGGAGTTCCGCGCCCTGCGAGAAAGCTACAAGCAGCAGTATCAGGAGCAAGTCCTCAGCGGGGCCGTCAAGTTTGAATTGGCCAACCGAGGCTTTCGCATGGCCCGGCTCAATCAGCGCTTTCGGGAACTAGGTGACCTGCTAGATCACGAGCTCGCCAAGCCCTATCGCAACAAGGACACGATCGCTGGCATCCGGCAGCTGGTCGTTCTCGAATTGGACGTGGCCAAGCAGGCCGCGATCGAAGAAGGTCAGTGGCAAAAGAACCTGAATGTGAATTGGGCCTCTCTCTCGGATGAGCAGGTGGCCGAGGCCATGGCCATGATCATTGCGCAGACCAGTGAAGAACGCACCAGCGACCAGGGGGACGCATGAACCCGCAGCTCCTGATGCACCCGGCCATCCGCCCACACATCATGCGCGAGGCCGAGAAGCGTGGCATCCTTCAGCGCCACCGAGCCCAACAAGCCCAGCAAGAGAGCGCGGGCCAGTACAGCCCGTTCTATCGGGAAACCCCGCTACCGGCTCAGCTGAAGTTCATCGAAAGCCGCAAGCGCCGCATCCTCTTCGGGGGCCAAGTGGGCGGGGGCAAGAGCCTCGCCATGCTTATGCGGGCCGCCCGTGGGGTGCATGACCCGCAGTACGAGTACCTGATCCTTCGTAAGACCATGGCCGACATGCTGAAACCGAACGGCATCCTCGACCTGGCCAAGAAGATGTTCAAGCAGACCGCCACCTGGGTCGAGAAGGAAAGCGCCATGGTCTTCCCCAGTGGCGCAAAGATTGTTTTCGGCCCGTGCGAGAACCTCCGGGACGCCCAGAACCGATACCAAGGCCCCGCCTTTACTGGTGGCATCGGCATCGATGAAGCGGGCTTGATGAAGTGGGACGTGATCCAGTGGCTTGGCACGCGCATCCGAGGCCCGAAGGGCGTGAGCTGGCGGCCCAGCCTGGATCTCACAGCCAACCCGGGCGGCCTATGCCATGACGAGTTGTGCGAGCACTTCGGTCTGCTCGAAGATGGCGTATGCCGAGACGATTACGAGTACATCCCGGCCTCGCTTTACGATAACCCGTTCATTGACGCCGCCGAGTACGAGCTTCAGTTCAAAGACCTGCAACCGCACGTCCGGCAAGCCCTGCTCGAAGGCTCATGGGCCGTCAAGGTGCCGGGCGCGTACTTCTCCGAAGACCAATTCATCTGGGTGGATCCGTGTGAGGTGCCCGGCTTTTGGACATGGGTCCGCTGCTGGGACATCGGGGTCACCGGCAAGAACGATCCGACCGCGAGCCTGCGAGCCGCATTCGATCAAAGCACCGGGATCGAATGGCACGAAGGGCACACGATGCAGCTGCTCACGGCCAACCAGGCGCAGAAAGCGATCATCGCCCAGGCGGAAAGTGATGGAGTTGGCACCGTGGTCGTGATCGAAGAGGACAACGTAAGCCGAAGCGTCGTGCAGGGCCTGGTCGCGGACTGCGGATGGATTGAGCTCGACTACAAGGACCCCGAGATCTCCGCGAAGTTTGCCGCCGCCCGGAACAAGAAGCAGTTCTCGGTGATGACCGTGAAGATGCGCGGAAGCAAGGTGGAACGCGCAGAGCATGGCATGGGCCAGATCTACGACGGCCGCCACCGCATTGTGCGAAGCAAGGCCGCCGACGAGCACGTCACCCAGCTGGTCCGATTGACCGGCGAAAAGGATCAGCACGACGAGGCCCTCGATCTCTTGGGTCTCGCGTGGAAGGCCACCCGCAAGATTGGAACGCCCCGCCTAAGCGAAGTGGCCGACACCAGTGGCCGATTTATGCAAACCCAGTCCGAAGTGGAAGCGAAAGCCTTCGCCGAATCCGAGCGACTCCGACTTAACCGCCTGCGCAAGCGAGGCTAATCACATGGCAAACAAACCGAAATCAACCAAACCCGCGCCCGAAGTGGCCGACACGAGTACTACCGGCCAGGCCGCAGCTGTACAAGCCGCGAAAGGAGCCGCCGACCAGGCCCCCAGCGAGACCGCTGTGCGTGGCGCTGTAGTGGTGAGTCCTGAGCACGTCCGCATGGTAGGCGGGTGTTTGGCAAGCCTGGTGAACGACGGGTACCCCGTAGTCACGCGGGAGGAAGTACCAGGCGCGTGGCGGGCGATGGTGCCCGCACTCGGCCCAATGGCAACAGGCGTGGCCGCCTTGACGGAAGGGGGCGCATTGCAGGAACTGGAGGAGGCAGTCCCCCATATGATCGCCGACCTGCGTGAGCAAACGGGGCAAGACATGCCCGCCAAGCCGCTCGATGGATGTGTGGCGGGTGAGCTCACCCTAGAGCAGTACTTGGCTCAACCGGCGAACGAGTGGGCGCCTTACTGGGGGCCGAAGCCAGAGAAAACGCAAGCCGAAGTGGGCCAAAACGCCGAGGAGGCCGAAGCGTGGTTTCTGCAAGACGAAGCCGTCATCCGTGTGTATTTGGCCGCCCGGGGCGATAAAACCCAACGAGCTCACCAAGAGCGCCGCCCGGGGTGGCTGGCCCGCGCCCGGCGCAAGCGTGACGGCAAGGAAGAATTCATCCATGTGGAACTGATTCAGAACCCTGATGCCCCGATGGCAGACCAGGCCGCCATGGCGCGGACGGCCAGTGAACGGGGGGCGCTCAATAGCCAAGTGACGTCGTGGCAGCGCGAGTGCAAGGACCTCATGGACGACATCGTGAACCGTCTCAAGACGGTGTCTGGTGATGAGGAAGTCCGCGCCGAACTGTTCGAGGCCCTGCAGAACGGCGAGGAGTGGGAAGGCAGGCAGCCGAAGGACGCCGAGGTCCGCATCCGGTGCTTAGAGCACTTGAAGACGATTGACACCCGCGAAGGCCAGATTGCAAAAGCAGAAGCTCGCTTGAAGGAAATCGAAGCCACGCTCGAAGAGCAACGACAGGAAGCGCAAATGGTGCTGGACCTCAAGCTCCCGGCAACGGGTGAGCTAATCCTGCACGTGAACAAGTGACCCCATGAACAAGCAAGCCGCCGTCGAAGAAATTGCACACCGGATCGCCGCCTCAGTAGATGGCGACTGGCGAGCCCGTATGCGGGACCAAATGGCCCGTCTGCACGGGGTGAAGGGTTCGACGGCGAATCTTGGCGAAGTGGAAGGGCCGTGCAGCTGGAAGGTCTACCCAGCCCTGCACCGGGGCACTGAGGAAGTGGGCACCGTACAGGACACGCTGAATGACGCCATCAATCAGATGTCGCGCCTCATGAGCGTGGATCCGGAGCCTAAGTTCTCCGGAATCAAGGACCTCGATGCGCAGGTGCGGCTCGCGTTCTACAAAGAGCGCTACAACGATCCGCGCAAGGGCGGAAGCTGGCACATGGCGAACCTCGCCACGATGCTCAGCGGCTACCTGCTGGGGCTCGGGGTGTCCCGGCTTCAATTGGTGACGGACACCGCGTACGAAACGGACCGATCACGAGGCCTCCGGCGCGGCCGCAAAACCCAGCGAAGCGCGATGATGAACCATCCGCTGCTCCAGACGGTTTACGACGTGCATGCCCTCGATCCCTGGCAGTCGGACTACGTGGCGTATCTGGATCTCATGCCGCTTCGGGTGGCCACCAAGCGATGGCCGAAGCATGCCGAGCTGCTCGAAACCCTCGCCAAGAATTGGACCAAGAGCCTCGACACCAACGCCACCCGGTACCACGGGGTCAAGGTCGTCCCGGTCATCGAATACTGGTCATGCGGGGCCAATGACGACATGCCCACGCGGGCCGTCTTGGTTGGCACCGGCACCGGGGTAACGGACCTCGAATACGGCGAGAACCCCCTCGGTGAGATGACCAACGTCTCGTGGCGCGTGGGCACGCTCATGACCGAAGCGGGATATCCCATGGGCCGCGCAAGCCTGGCCGAGTCGTGGGAAGAGCTGCTGCAGATTGTCCTCGATGACATCAAGAAGACGGCGGAGCGTGGCGGGGCCGTGCGGATTGTCCATAACGGGGCGCTCAGTCCGACGGACATCGAGAAGCTCGCCAAGGGCTCAAGCGATCCGATCATGGTGCTCGAAGCCACCATGGACGTGAAGGACATGGACGTGAATAGGATCATGTCCACCCTGCCTCACATGCCGATCAACCCGGCGCTAGATCCGCTCTTGCAAATGGGCGAGCGCCGCCAGCAACGAGCTCTCAACATGACCGACGCCGGTCGCGGCCAATTCGGCCCGCGCCAGACCACGGCCACCGCCACGGCCCTGCTTCAGCAGAACATGCTCGCAAACAACGGCCTCGACACTTACATGACCCTGAAGTGCCTCGCGGGCCAGGTGCGAATCTGGGAGACGATGGTCCGCAAGTGGGACACGAGCCCCGTGCTCCTGAATGTCCTTGGCGAGCAAGTCCTCTTTAACGATCCGGCCGAGCCCAGCAGCATGGCCGACGTATGGTTCGCGGAGCGGGCCAACGTCTTGGTGGACGCCGCCAGCCTCACCGGGCAGGATGACGTCAGCCGCCGCGCCGCTCAAATCGGTGAGCATCAACAGCTATTCCCCCTCGTGCAAATGGGGCTCGTGTCTCCGGAGTGGTACACGCAGGCCTACCTCAGCAAGATGGGGGTGTTCGACCCCGCCGCGCGGGCGAAAGCTCAACCGGCCCCGACCGCAGGCCCGCAAGGCGCGGGCATGACCCCCACCGGAGCCGGAGCCGCTCCGGTTCAACCAAATGTCTGATATTCCCGACTACACCAGTTCGCTCATGGCCAGCATGCTCGGTCCCACCGAGGGATCAGCCGCCGAGGATAGCGCGGCCACGACGACCAATACCGACGACAACCAGACCACCACGGAGCAGGGTGGCGAGGAAGACGAAACCAGCGAAGCGCAAGCCAGTGACGACACCACGGAGCAAGGTGACGAGAACGGCGAAGCGGCAAGCGAGGACACCGAGACCGAAACAAAAGCCACTTCGCCCGCAGCGGAGCAGCTTGTCGCGACCTTTGGCGAAGACGGTGTGACCGTCCTCGCGGCCATGTTTGACCCGGCAGAGGCGCGTACGATCGTGCCCGCCGTACTGAAGCACATCGTGGAATCCACGGGGATCGACCTGGCGGAGCTGGTCGGGATCTCACCGGAGCCAGTGGAATGGGCCGACATGGACGAAAGGCAACGCGCCGCGTTCATTGAACAGCGCGTAAAGAGCGAAGTCGACAAGCGCACCAAGCCGATGCAGGACGAAATCAGCGCTGCCCGCCAGGAGCGCGAGAACACCCAATGGGCCAGGGAGAACCTGAGCCGGGTGAAGAACGCACTCAAGGCCGATGGCGTGGACGGTTGGGACCTGTCACACAAGCGCCTGCTCGAAGTGATCCGGGAAAACCCGGGAGCCACCAAGAGCATGAGCGCCGTGAAGGCCGCGATCATGGCCAAGCACGGAATCGAGATCCTCAAGTTAGTACGCGCCGCATCCACGCAGGAGCGGACGCCAGGGCCGGAGGCCATGACCAGCGCCGCGCCGGGGATGCAAACCCGGACGGATTCCATCGGGGACCTTGGCGTAGCAATCGCGCAAGAGAGCGCCGCTAAGCGTGCCCGGGGCTGACCCTCGAACCAAACCCAAGGAGTAAAAGAAATTGCCCGCACTAACCTACGCTGACATTGGACTCTCAGTCCACAAGATCACGACCCAGAAGAGCATGCTCGCTGGTCACAAGTCGGACCCCGTGGTCCGTGCAATCTTAGGCGATCTGCTGGACCCCGGCTTTGTCGAGCCGGACAAGCAGCAATTGCCGACGTTCTCGCGATTGCGGACGGACACGGAAGGCCAGTCGTTCCAACACGACCTGATCAAGCCGGAAGCCGGCTATAACCGCGCCGTCACGACGGCGCAGCAAATGGCCACCCTGGTGCCGGACACGACCGAGAAGTACGGTCAGGCCCGGTTTAACCTGACGCTCTTCCCAATTAACGAGCACATTTCGGAAAAGAAGGTGACGCAAATCACCGACACCATGCGCCAAGGCAACGGCTCAATCTTCGAGGCCGAAGTCATTCGCATCACCCGCAAGATCCACAAGACGATCGCGACCGCGCTGATGAGCCCAACGATCAACACCGGCACGGATCTCGAAAGTGGGGGCCTCGTGTACGCCATTGACGCGGCGAATGACTACGGCGGAGTGCTTCGGTCGGACGCGAGTGGCGAGCTTTTCCGGGGTGTCGTGACAAATCTCACGCCTGCGCCGAATAACGGGAACATCTCGCTCGAATTGATCACGCGAGCTCAAGGGCAATGCGCGGACAATGGCGGCAGCCCGAAGCTTGTGGTGTGCGGTCTGGACATCTGGTCCAAGCTTAAGCGCCTGGTGGAGCAGGAAGCCAATTCTGGCGCGGCCAGCATGACCGACACCTCGCTCGCCCTCGGGAAGCCCCATTTCGTGTACAGCGGCATGGTCTTTGTGCACTCGCCGTACATTGCCGCAGACGTCATTCTTGGCGTGGATCCGGAGAGCCTGATCACCTTTGCAAGGTTCCCGGGCCTTAACGCCGGAGACTTCACGTGGATGATCAACCCGAACACCGAAGCGAGCTGGCTCTACAAGGCGAACATGTACTTCTGCCCGATCGTTGAGAATCCGTCCTGGAACTTCAAGTTCACCGGCGCTCTCGACGTCGTTTAAGACCCGACCGTGCGGCCCTAGTTGGATGGCTAGGGCCGCCGTGACCCCTTCACCCCATGAACTTAGAAGACATCCAAAACATCATGAAAGAGGTCCTCGCCCAGGATCTCGATAACCGGGCCGGTGACGATCCCACCAGCGACCAGCTCACGGCGCAGCTGAATGAGGCCGCCCGGAAGCTCAGTACCGACGTCCGGCCGATTGAGCGCCTTCAGATTGCTTACACCCCCGCAGATCCCACGATCAACCTGGATAGCCTCGCCCGCCGTGTGATTGCCGTCTGGCAAGTCCAGGTCAATGGGGTGCCCATCCGCGACCACCGAGGAGAGCAGCGCATCGATACGTACGAGCAGCTCTCCCTCGACATTCCTGGCTTCGAAGTCGGTGGCACGCCCGGTCTGCCAAAGAGAGCCGCCACACTGGGACGAGAGCTGTACCTGTACCCGGCCCCGGTCGCGGGGCACACGATCACCGTAGTAGCCGACACCTACTTCCCGGACATGCCCTCCGCCCTAGATCAGCCGGTCCTCATGCCCAAAGATCTCGCCGAAGCCTGCGCGTACTATGCGGCCGTGCTGGCCGCCGAAAGCCGCAAGCATGTCGCCTACCAAGCAGAAAGGCTCAATGACGCCAGAGTGCGAGGCGAGACAACCGCCGCCAAGTGGCGAGCGGTGTACGACCAGCAGCGGAGTGACCTGGGGGTGAGCGCGTGAAGGCATATCCGTTCAGCGAGTTACGCCGCCGCACGAGTGACCGGCTTGCGAATGTGACCGGCAACCGCCAAACGTTCGGACCGCATGACTACGCCCGCGCCTTTAACGAAGCGCTGGCACTCATTGGCCGCTTCTGTTACGTGTGTGACCCTATGGTGAGATTGACCCTCGCCAATGGTGACCAAAGGGTGGATTTACAGGATCCCGCGAAGGTGTCCAGGCGCGTTATCAAGCCGCTCGAAATGTGGATTGCCGGCCAAAAGTGCGGAGACATCGTGGCGCTCAGCGACCTTGAAGAGCTTGCGCCGCAGTGGCGCGAGGCCCAGGAAGGCCGCCCGAATCTAGGCGCGTGGACCGGTGGCACCGAGCTGATCTTTGACCGTCCGGTGGATATGGCAACGGCCTCACAAAGCAACTACCTGAGTGCTTACATCATCCCGGCCGTGATCGGATCCGATGGCACCGCCAGGCCGATGGGCTTCACGACCGAACGCGAAACCACGGGGGACACCTGGTCCGTCGAAGGGGGCACGATCGGCACCGTCACCTACACAACAACGAGCGGGAGCTGCGCAACGGCCAGCGGCAACCCGAACGACCTGGGAGCCGCCGATGGCACGGCCATCACCGCCCGCTACCGAACGCCTGACTGCGTGGACGCGATCGAATGAGTGCCATCTTCAAACTTGGAAACCTGACCTGGCCGGAATTGCCCGCCGGGGTGACCCCCGACTGGGTGCGAATCGCCACTATCCGGACGCGCGTGGCGCATGCGGGCACGTGGACCGCGAAGTGGGTGAGCAACATCAACTCCGGGACGCACACGGTCTACGCCATGGAAAGCTGGGCCGCCGGGAGCGTGGGCAATTACGAAACGCTCACCAACAAGCTGCAAGCCACGATCAGCCGCGCCTCGCTCGACTCGCCCACATTTGGCCTAATCCTGAGCTTCGAGCCGACAAGCCCGGCGAACAATGGCAACGCCGACCTAGATCAGCTCGTGCTCGAGGAGCGCCACGCCGTCGTGGGCACCGTCACCGGGGTGGATGAAGGCGCGTATGTCGAGATCCCGGATCAGTACATGGATGGCGTGACGGCGATCGCGGCCACTTGGCTCATGGAAGGCGGCCCCGCCGTGCAAGACCTGGCCGCATGGCTTGGCCGGTATGAACCGCAGGCCGTGGAGATACTCAAGGCCTTCCGCGCCGAGAACCAACGAAGCCAAACCAGCGACCAGACCCCGCCGAACGGTCGGTACTTCCGGAGAGTGCGAGGATGATCGAGCCGCAAACCACGCAGTACGGCCCGTTCGCGGGCATCGTGAAGGGCCTCAGCCCGACCAACACGCCGACGCCGTACGCCCAGGACGCCAAGAACGTGGTGATCACGGACGCCTCGATCCGGCCGCGACCAGGCTACGCCGTGCTAAGCGCCGCCCCGAGTGGCCATAGCGCTCAGGCCCTTCTCGCTTACGTGGCAGGCAACCAAGCCGGGAGCCTGGCCGAAGAGCTGCTCAGCATCGAAACCCGCAGCGGCAATACCCGGCCGTATAGCGTGAACCCGACGACGGGAGTGCGAACGGAAATCACGGAGGGCGGAGTCAGTCAGGCGCTTACGCCCGGAGTGTGGGAGTGTGCCGCCTTCGAGGGCCGCGCGATCGTCCACCGCCGAGGAGCCGGAAGTGTCTACGCGCACACCATCGGCCAGGTCAACGACTGGGAGCTGCTCGATCAGCCGCGCCCCGCCGACGCCACCGCGCCGGTCCTGATTGAGTTCGAGGACCAAGAGGCCGGTGAGGAAGTGCCGACGCCGCCGACCAGCTACAGCTGGGCCGGACTCACCGCGCCAGACGTCACCAACACCGGGGGCGGGAGTGAGTGCCCTGTGGCCTTTGACGCCGTGATCGGGAATGACCTCGAGCTGCTTCCATCAAACGGTGGGATCCTCTACAACTGGTATGGGGTGAAGCTGGACCTTACTGGCACCACGGCCGGGGCGCTGGATCTCAGCGCCGCCACCGACATCATTCTCACCATTGAGCGCGTGGACGGTGCCAGATGGCTTGCCTCACCTGCTACGCCCTGGGGGTGGAGTATCGGCAGTGGAAACGCGCAGATATGGATCACCAACGACGTGGCCACGGAAGTGGAACTCGAAAACGGCGGGGTGAACGAAATCAAGAGCCTCGATGGCACGTACCGCTATGAGCTGCGGGGCCGGATCCCGGTGGCCAGCCGTGGCGCAGGCCTCACGGTCACCGAAGAGCTTCGCCTGAAACTACCGGGCAACGGCGACAGCAACAGCGTAGCCGCCAACCGGGACAAGAAGTGGCGACTCCGAGCGCTCGCGATCGTAGCGCCGACGATCACGCCGCCGAGTAACACCCTTGACACCCCGAATGAGCGCATCCGCTTCGGATACGCGCCGTACGACAGTCGCCGCGACGTGGAAGCGGAGAACGTAACAGCCGGGGCATGGCTTCGCCTCGAAGCCCCGAACCGCTACGGGGCCGACGTAAGCGACGGGGCGACATTCTATGGCAACAAGCCGACCCTTAGCGCCGACGCACCCGGGGTGCCCGCCGACTCAGTGAGGTGGTACTACCAACGCGCCACCGAGAACATTTGGCGACTGATCGCCACCCGCCCGGTGGCCGAGGTGGCCTACACCGTCACCCAGTCAAAAGCCGCCCTCGATGTGAGTCCCGAGCGAGTGGCACCGGCCGCGGAAATGCTAGGGAGTCCGGAGTATGTCTTTGCCCATGCCGGGAGCGCATGGTATCTCTACAATCGCGGCACGCAAAACGTGCGGGTGAGCAACCAGGGAGTAGCCGAGCGGCTCAACAAGCCCACCGACGACCTGCTCGACACAACCCGGGGAGCCACGTGGACGCTTGCGGACAATGCCAGCGATGCACCCATGTGGGGAGCGAGCGCAGGGCAGGCCGTGATCATTCTTGGCCAGCGCGGGGCGTACTCGATGTTTGGGCTTACGCCCACCACGATGACCCCGCCGAAGCAACTCGCGGACAGCCGGGGCGTTTACGGCCGTGCGGCCGCACGGTGGCGCGGAGAGAACGGCCAACCTGGCGTGATTTACCTCGCCGCCGACCTGAATCTTTGGCTCGCGTACGCCGCTGAAGGAGTGGCCGGGGATGCGGGCGGATATGTCGAAGAAGTCTCTCCGCTCAACAAGGGCGTGATCGCCGATTGGCTTCAGATCACCAGCGCCACCGACCCGATGACGGTCAGCATGGTCGTGGATCCGATTGAGGATTGTGTATGGATCATGAAGGGCACCCGGGCCGTGGTGCTGCGGGCTCCGAGCCTGCTCGATGGCAACCGGCCTTTGGAGCTACACGAGTACGCCGGGGCCGGATGGACTCACATCTGCACGGATCCGCGCCGGGGTGTGCGGCTCGCGCGTGGGGGCGGCAGCATCGACAGCCTGGAACGCCACCCCACGACGTTCGCGAAGATCACAGGCAGCAACATTGACGGCGGCCTGCCTATGCCCGTAGGCCACTACACGCCCGCACGGGTGATCTCGCCTCGGTGCCTGCTTCGGCGCGTGAGTGTGTACCGCGCGGCCATGGCGAACCCGGTGGACATCACCGTCACGAGCACCGAGAAAACCGCCACGAACTACACGATCGCCGCGAACCGGCGAAGTGTCCAGCTTAGCCAGTCCCAAATCGGGGATATGCACGACGTGCGCCTGGTCGTCCCGGAGGGACACGCCGGCATTGACAAGGTGGAGCTCGAAATCTGGATGAGCGCCCCAAACCATCCGTAAAACACCATGATTGGACAAATTGCAGCAGGACTTGCGGGGCTCATTGGCCTCGTCAACGCAGGAAAAGCCAACCGCGACGCAAACCGGTTGCAGACGAGCGCCCTCAGCGTCACCGATCGCCAGCTCGAACTAGCCGAGCAAGCCGCCGAGCGTAGCGAATCGTGGCGGCAGAAAATGGTCAAGTGGTACGAGGAGCAAGACGCCCAGGGCGCCTACTCTGCGGACGCACAGATCGAGCAGGGGATGCAAGATATCGCCGACTACGAGCGCCGGGGCATGAGCGCCGTTCGCGCCGACCGGTACACCCGGGGTATGCGCGAGGGTGACAGTGTGGTCGAAGAAAACGCCGACCGTGTGGCCATCGATGTGCGCAAGGAACTAGGCAAGCTTCGCGCCCTGCTATCGGCCCAGGCCCGCGCCGAAGAGCTGCAAACTCTCGGGGCGCTCTCGCCGGATCCGGGACTCGCTGGCATCTACCAGAACAACGCCGCAATGGCCGGAAACGCCCGGATCAACCTCTCGAACGCCCTCCGTTCGCAGGCCGGAAACCCGGCCGCCTTTCTCGCTGGCCTCATGCCGCTACTCCAAGGGAAGACAGGCGGGGGCGCATGATCGGCAACAACTATGCCGCCGCCGCGATGGCAGCCACGGCCGCCGCCGCGATCACGCCGGAGCCGCCTCTCGAAGGGGCACCGGCCGAGTTCGCCGCCATGAGCGGATTGCCGAGCACAGAGGCCGCCCCGAGTGCGTCGACGACCGCGCCAAGCACACCCCTGGACTTCGGTCTGCCGACCATCAACTTCCCGCAGCGCACCATCAAGGACGCCGCCGAGCGCAACGTCTTTGACGACCTGCCGTCGCACCATCTTTGGCTTAGGGACAAGGTGGTATCCAGCCGGATCGCCAACTCGAACGCCGGTTACTACTTCGATAACAGTAGGCTCACCATCCCGAACGAGGCGCTCGCCCTCCAAGCTGAAGCCCAGGCCAAGGAAACCAAGTTCCAGGGCATCGTGCAGAGCATGATCGATGAGGGCCTTCAGGTGGACTTGCTTGATGAAGAACTTATCAAGAAGGACGTGCAAGTCCTTCGAGATCTCTTGCGCGAGATCCCGAAGCCGCCGAAGCCCCAGGAGATGCAAGGCCCGACATGGCAACAGGGAGTGGCCGCCCTGGTCGCTTCGCTCGTGGATCCGGCCGGTGCCGCGACCTACGCCGCCCAGCCCTTCCAGTATCAAGCCCAGCGCCGCCAAGAGCAGTACCAGCAGGCGATGATCGAATACGAGGCCGACAAGCAGGCTTTCCAGCTGAAGTACCAACTCGAAGCAAGTCAGGCCGACCGCCTGGCCAACGTGCGCATGGTGAACAACCAGCTCACCAACCAAGCCCGCCAAGCCTATATCAGCCGGATCTACGACGCGCGAATGGCAGACGCCAACGCCCGCCAACAGTGGGAAATGACCGCCTTCCAGATCGGGGTGGAATTCAAGAAGATGGACCGGGCACTCGTGCAGCAGGTGGCCCTCGCTCATCTCGATGTCCTCACCTCCGGCCGCCCGAGCTCACCGGAACAGCGCAAGGCCGCCGCCGCCGCCGTGTATGCCATCACCGGGATCGAAGTGGCCACGAGTGACCAGCTCACCGACCAGGAGAAGATCGTCGCAGAGCAAGCCCGCCAGATTGTCAACGAGGGTAAGGTCCTGGATGCAACCCAGGACGCCCGGATCCGCACCGCAAACGCCCAGGCGAGTGTGGCGGAAAGCACCGCGATCGAAGCCGGAGTGCAGGCAAGCACCGCCGACGAGCGGGCGAAGCTTCAGCTCGAACAGCTGAAGCTCGAAAACGAAAGCCGGGCCAAGGCGAACGAGTACCTCGATGAGCAGTCCCGCGCCCAGCTGGAAGCCACGTACGCCGCCACCGATGGCCAACGAATCCAGAACGGCCAGAACGCCGCGCCTCGCGGGCTCACCGAGGAGCAAAAGCGCCTCTATGTCCAGGCCGCCGCGAACGCCCGGGGAGCCGCGTCCGAGCAACGGATCGCCCTAGCCCAGCGCAAAGACAGCATCATCGAACAGCTCAAAGAGGAGGGCCGGTGGCTGAACTATGGCCACAAGGAAGGTGGCCTCTGGGGCATGGGCGGCACGCGCCTCAGCAACGAGGAAGTGGACCGCCGGAACCAGCAGCTCTTGCAGGACCGATTGCGCCAGGACCCGGTGGCAGGTGAGCACGAGCGGGCCATTCAGGAGCACGAGAACAGCGCCCGCCAGTTCGAGACCTACCTCAACTCGGCAGGCACCAACATTGGCAAGAACCCCGTGGGGGCCGGAGACCTTGGCAAGAAGTACCAAGATCAAGGCCTGAAATACAGCATGTCGCGCCGAGGCGAAGCCGCCTACACCGACTGCTCAGAGTTCACGCAGTGTGTGTATCGGGACATGGGCATCCAGATCCCCGGCACCGCCGGTGAGCAGTGGACCAAGATGACGTCCGTCCCGAAGGGCCAAGAAAGCCTAGGTGACCTGATCTTCTTCCACGACAAGCAAGCCACCGGCGAGCGCCGAAATCGCCCCGCTCACCACGTGGGGGTGATTGTGGGCTTCAAGGAGGACGGAACACCCATCATGCGCCACGCATCCAGCGCTCGCAACGGCATCGTGGACGTCCCGCTCGATGAGTACTTAAACAGCGTAAGACGCCGCATGACTCTTCTCGGGGTGAAGCGATGAGCACGCCCGGCTTTAGCAGCTGGCAACACTATCTCGGGGGCGCGGGAACGCCGTCGCAAAGCGGATCCGTCAGCGGGCCGGTGCAAGGCTTCACGAGCTGGCAGGAGTATCAGCAGGCAGGGGCCGCCGCACCGATCGCGCCGGCCGCCACCGTGTGGGATCGCCTCAAGCTCAAGCCGTCGCAACTTCCCGACGACCATGCCCGAAGGATGGCCGCCGCCGCCAAGTTTGCCCCGGACTCAGCCGAGCGATTGATGGCCATGGCGGACATGGCCGTCGTGGGCTTCCCAACCTTCGGTGAAGAATCGTACAGCTACCCGGGCCGCGAACTCCTTCGGGAAGTGGTCCGCTACCGAGGCCCGCAGCTGGCGGCCGCACTCCCGGGAGTCATCCGGAAAGTGGCCACCGAGTTTGGGCAGGAGCCGAGCATCGTGGAGGCGCGTATGCAGACCTTGGGTCTAGACACCGCAGAAGCGGCCGCACAAGAGGCCATGAGCGGACGCGCCTTCACGGACATCTTGGGCTTCTCATATGCCGAGCAAGTCCTCCCGATCGCGCGGCAAGGGGCACTGATGGCCGTCCAGCGCTTGCAGGGCACCTACGACCCGGCGACCTTTGATGAAGGCGTGTCCGAAATGGAGGAGCGGATCGCAAGTGATGGGAACCAGCGAGCCTTGCAAATGGCCGCGAACCTTGGTCTCTACATTCTCCCTTTTGGCCCGAAGTCCGGGCCGATGAAGATCCTCAGCGGCCGCCCGCAGGCCGGAGTAGGCGCGAACCCGCTGCAGAACCCCAACATCTTTGGGGGCGTGGAAGCCGTTCGCTTCATGGGCAGGATCGCCGAAGACGGCTTCGGCGGCGCGATCGTGGGCGAGCTGCAAGACATGGGGAACGCGATCAATCCCTTCGCCGAGGACCTCGCACCTAGCGAACGATTTGCCCGCGTGGCGCTGGCCGCAATGGCCGTGGCCGGTCTCACTAGCGGGGCCGCCGACGTCCGCCAGGTCGCCCGCGAAATCACCAACGATGTGGCCGCACGTGCGCCCGGGAGGCTTGGGGCGAACATGCAACGAAACCTCCGCGCGAGCGCTCTTACGAGCGTCATGGAGGATGCTCTCGCGCGAACAGACATGCCAGTGGCAGAAGCGCCCACACCCCCGCCCACCGCCTATGACTCCCCGGTGAAGCAAGCCCCCAGCACGGTGGACTTCAGTGTCATGAAGCCGGGCGATCATGCGCGTTTGCGCCGAAACTTCGACCTGGCAATGGACGACATGCCAGCCCGTGACCTCGTGGCCTGGTCGGCGCTCTCTCGCCCCTTTGACGAAGTGACCGGGGTGGATCTCAGCAGCATCCGCGTGATCGATGTGGACGCCCCGCCCCGTCAGGTGGCGGCCGCTGATGACATGCTCGATGAAGCAGCTCCGAAGAGCTTCGCCGACGCCGCCCAGGAAGCCGAGCAGCGACTCAAGGAAAGCGGCCTGGCCGCGAACGAGGACTACATCCACCTCGATCAAGTGAAGGCGCAGACCGCGCACCTCAAGCGGCTCACCTTCGCCCGCGAGATCTCAAGCGCCGAGGACATGCGCCAGGCCCTGGTCGACAGTTGGGGCATGGAAGCAAAGCCCGCCAAGGCCGCCGCCGAGCTTTGGGACGCCCGGGCTCAGGCTTGGGCCGAGGAAACCGGCCGTCCGGTCACCGAATGGTACAGCACCCGTATCGCCAGCGTGGGCAGGGCCGGGGACACCGCAGGCCGCGCGGATGAGATGATCATCGAAGGGAGTACCGTCCGGTTCACCTACGAAGGGCAGTACTACCAAGGCAAGATTGGACCGAAAGCAAATGGACCGCTCCAACGATTTGGCCGGATCCCGGTCATCATGGATGACGGCAGCACCTGGGTCATGCCGCTTGGCAACATCACCGACGGGGTGCCCGACGCCGTTCGCGTGCGCCATGCTCACCTGGAAACAGCGAAGCCTTTGCACCAAGATGGCGACGCCCCGGCCCTGACGGCCGTTCACACGACAAGCGCCGAGAGTCTTGAAGCCCTGGCCACCGTGGGGCGCGTAGAGAAGCCGAGCCTCGAAGTGCCGAACTTTGAGGGCGAGTACTCGCCCCGGTGGACGCGCGACACGCACCTCGTGTTTGATCCCGAGGCGACGATCGACCGAGGCCCCGCGCGGGCCGTGCAGGCCGACGCCGTGCGCCGCGACGATGGCCAGGAGAGTTACCGCTTCGACCCGACCGACTCCGGCCCCGTGGCCGCCCGGGACATCCGCGCGATCGTGGTGCCAGACGACGCCCGCCAGGCCGTGCCGCAAGCGCTACTCGATGAGGGGGCGCGTGTGTACACCTACGACCCCGCCACGCAAGGAGATCGCCAGCGAGTGCTGGCCCAGGCCGAGACCGAAGTCAATGCCCTGTACCAGGCCGAGCAGACGGCCAAGGCCGCGATCTGGTTCGACCGCAACGGCAAGGCGATCCTGCGGGCCATGAAGAATCCCGACGTGAGTACGGCCATCCACGAGCTTGGCCACGTCCTCAGGCGAGACGCCTACCGAGACGGCGGGATCAGCGTGCAAGAGCAAGCCGCCCTCGAAAAGTGGGCCGGTGTGAAGGACGGCAAGTGGACCGAAGCGGCAGAGGAGAAGTTTGCCCGGGCCTTCGAGCGATACGTCCGAAACGGCAAGGCCCCCGCGCGTGAGCTGCGGGGCCTCTTCGAACGACTGAAGAAGATGCTGAAGCGCATCTATGTTGAACTCACTGGCAGTCCGATTGACGTCGAGATCTCGCCTGAAGTCCAGAGCGTGTTCGACAACCTTCTCGGCAAGCGAGCCGCCGACGAGCGGGCTCGACTAGGGGCCCTCGAAGAAGAAGCAGAGCGGATGATGATTCAGCGCCGGGATGAGCTGCTCAGCATCATGCCGGATGACGACCGCCTGGATATCTGGGCCGACGAATACGATGACGTGCTGGCCACGGCCATCAAGCGTGAGTTCGGCAGCGGGGCGGAGGACACTCGCACCCCGAGTGACATTCTGAAGGATGCTCAGGACGCCGCCGAGTGGGCTTACAACGAGCGCATGATCCGCGAGGATTACCGCGCGAACTTCTACGCCGAGGCCGTCCAGGCCAAAGACGTCACCAGCCAATGGGGCAGTGTCCGCTGGTACCGTCAACCGGACGGGAAATGGCGAAGCGACGCCCGGCACCACATCTACGCCGTCGATCAGCGCCAGATACCCGAGCACATCCGCGAGGCCGTCGTGGATTGGGCCACCCGGTTCTATAACGACCCCGAGTACTACGGCGACCCGGGCAACACGAGCGGAAAAGGTCAGCCCATCCGCCCGCGCCGCATGAGCGAGATCGTAGCGGAGGGTGAGGACATTCCGTACCCGGTGTACGAAGCGTGGCTCGAAACCATTGCGCCGGCGGATCTCGATGATGGCCCGCTATATCAGGCCGCCGATGGCCCGAACGTGGCCGACCTGGCCCTCGTCGCCGCCAAGCGAATCGCGGAGGGCATGGCCGAGGAGACCGTCGTCCGGATGCTCGTGCGTGACTTCAAGCAGAAGCCAGGCCGCGCCGCCCTGATCTACCGCCGGGCGCACGAAGAGCTGGCTCGCCCCGACATCGATCGCGTGTACCGTGAAACCGGGAGCCGCGCCGCCGTGGCGCAAATGCTCGAGCAAAATCACCCGCGAGTAGTCAAGTCACGGTATGCGACGATCATCCGCGAGACTCTCACCGCCATGGGCGAAGGCGAGCTCAATGAAGTCCGCCGCGTAGTAGACCAAGCTTTCGAGGCCAACCTGCCCGAAAAAGCCGCGCCGGTGGCCGAGGCCATCATGCGTGGCGACCGCGCCGCCGTGGACGAGCAGCTCCAGGCCGGGAACGTATCGGGACGCCAGCGCCAAAGGATCCTCAGCACGGCCCGCCAGCAAGTGGCCGAAACGATCGCGCCGCTTGAGTGGGAAGCCAGCCCCAGCCTCGACCGCGTGGCGAGTGTGATGGCCAAGCGCCTGGGCGTGTCCGAGCCTCAAGCGATGGAACTCACCCGGGCCGCCCTCGATAGCGCCGGGGTGGACTACACCGCCGAGCTCAAGCGCCAGGCCAAGCAATGGCTTGAGAATGAACTCGAGCCCGCCGTCGGCCTGGTCTGGGAGCAGATGCAAAGGGGTTACACCTTTGACGAAGCCTTCTCAAATGGCAAGTTTGGCCGGGCCGCAGGGCGTGAAGCCGTTCGCGCGAAGATCATGCAACTTGAGTCGTATGACCGGATCGCCGAGGTCTACAACGAGACGAGCAGCTTCGGGGCCGTGAAGGACGTCATGCGCCAGGAGTTCGCGTTCATTCCGGCAGCGCTTTACCGAGAGGTCTTCCAGAAGGCCCTGGCCGCCAACGGGATCGAAGTGGCCACCGCACCGCTCAAGAAGCTCAACCCGGTCACCAAGCGCAGGGAAGTCGTCGAAGGAAAGCGGGTCGTGGTCATCGGGGCCAACGAGGTCGTGGTCCCGCAGAGCATCGTCCAGGATATCAAGTTCTTTAAGGAGCGCCACCCGTTTGATGGCGGCATGTTCTGGAACGAAGGCCGGTACGTCGAGCGGATCACAGACCGAAACGAGACCGCATACCGCTGGATCGTCGAGCACCGAGAAAGGGCCGTCACCGACTACACAACCGACATTGAGCGATGGCGAAACGAGCTCAAAGCCGTCTACGGGAAGCGAGTCGATGACAAGAAGTTCCGCCAGCTCGTGATGGACTGGGCGGAGAACAAGATGGCCAGAGAGGACGGCCTGCTCACGGAAGGGGTGGAGTTCAAGGGCCAGATCATCGAAGACGTCCGGAGCATCATCCGCAACCAGTATCCGGACCTGTGGCAAGAAGTGGAGCGGGTGGCCGAGTGGCACCGCGCCACCTATGACCTGCTGCTCGATCGCCAGAACGAAGTGCGACGCAACTACGGCATGGGCGAGATCCCGCGCCGCAATGACTACATGGCCCACATCCAGGAAGAGGCGACAGCGATCCAGAAGATCCTGCAATTCCAGGAGTACAACGGCGGATGGCTACCCATCGGCGCGCGCCGAAACACGCCATACAACCAGCACGCCAAGCAACGAAAAGGCCAGCGAAGCCGACGGGATAGCCTCGCCAACACCGAGGACTACATCGATTCAGCCCTGCGCACCATCCACTTCACGGACGCCGCGATCCGAAGGCGCACCCTCGCGAAGGTGCTCCAGGAAAGCGAGTACGCCGAGTATCTCGGCAAAGTGATCCAGTACTTCCAAAACCAGGCCAACGAGCTCGTGGGCCAGCCGGTGGAAGGGTCCGACGCCGTGGCGCGTGTGGCCGCCGGGAAGCTTTGGGATGGCATTGTGGAAGCCGTTCGATGGACCAGCAAGCGCACGGCGCTCAATGGCCTCGTGGGGAATCTGCGCACGGCCGTCATGCAAACAGGGAGTTTGCCGCAGGTGGTCACGATCGCCGGGACGAACAACGTGGGGGCGGCCGCCATGATGCGCATGCAAATCGCGCGGGGGTTACTGCCTGACCCGGTGGAGGAAAGCCTCTTCATGAAGCGCCGATATGGCTACTCCGGACGACTCTCGCAAACCAAGTGGGACAAGGCCATCCAGATCGGGGCTAAGCCCATGGAGATCATCGAGAAGGAAGTCGCGGAAATCGTATGGACCGCCTTCCACTTGCAAGCGAACCGTGAAGGACTGAGCTTCGATGAGTCCGTTAAGTATGCCGACAAGATGGCAGACCGGACCCTCGGTGGCCGTGCGATCGGCGAGAAGCCTTACCTCTTCAACACCGACGCAGGGCGTGTGTTCTTCCAGTTCCAGCTGGAAGTCAATAACATGGTGCTGCTCGCCCGGCATGATGCCAAGTGGAACGAACTCACCGGGCGAAATGCCACGCCCGCCGAACGGTGGAAGCGGGCCGCGACTTACACCGTGGCCGCCTACATCGCGAACTCGCTCTACTACGAGGCCTTTGGTGACCGTCCACTTCCGGATCCGATTGACCTAGCCTTCGACCTCAATGGCATCGCCACGAAGAACTCGAAAGACAACGATTACGAGCGGGCTTACAAGGTAGGCGGCCGCATCATGGGCGAGATCGTCAGCTCACTTCCGGGCGGCACCGCCATGATCGGGGCCGTGCTGGATGAGCAGGCGCCGGTGCTTGGCACCGGGCTCACGCGAGAGGAGTTCTTGGGGCGAACGCCGGCCGGCATGTATGCGGGCACCTTGCCCACCAGTAGCGCCCTTCGAAACGCCCTCAAGGGTGAAACGATGGGAGATCTGGCCTGGAACCTCACGACCACTTTGGGCCTGCCCTTCGGGGGCCGACAGCTCAACAAGACAGCCACTGGCATCGAGGCCCTTGCCAATGGCGGCACCGTAACGGACAAGCAAGGCCGTGAACGGTACACGATCGAGGGTCTCGTGGATGAAGCCCGCGCCCTCCTCTTTGGCCCCAACGCCACCAAGGCCGCGCAGAGCTACTACGACAAGCAGGCCGGAGGCCAAGACTAAACCCATTGAAACACGTATGATCCTTCAACACGCTGGCCTCCTCAATCCGGGCCAATTCAGCCGTATCGCCGTCGTCGGTGACAGCACCGCCTCAGACACCGGGGATCGCTTTATCCCGTATCTCAAAAGGTGCCTCGCCGCCCTAGGCTTCGACGCCGATTTCATTGGCGCTCAGAATCCCGTGGTGAACGCCATGGCCAACGTGGTCGGGCGCGATGACGAGAAGACCGCCTATGGTGGCCAGGACGCCAGCGCCATTGCGGCCAGCCTAAGAACGGACTTCCCGGCCGTTGTCGCTGCGGATGGCCCCCCGGACATCGTGATCCTAGCCGGGAACTACAACGGCACCGGCACCCTTGCCGAGCAGCAAGCCGAGTGGGTCACGCTTTACAATCAGATCCGCACCCTTTGCGCTCCGTCTCAGCCCTACATCGTCAGCCTCGGTCGAGCGCTCCAGGGCGGCGCGTTCGACGGCACCCAGGAAACGAACAATCAAGCCCAGTACAAAGCCCTCCACCAAGTGAGGGCGGCCAGCCAAGCAGTGAAACTGGACCCGAAGCTCGTGATGGCCCCGCTCTACACGTACAGCTCTTGGCCGCCTGACGATCGCCAGACCACAGATAACACGCACCCCGGCCCGCAGATGGCGGCATACCAGGCGATCGTGGCCGCCAGTTCCCTTACTGGATACCCGGCCACGTACATCGAAGAGCTCGTCGGCGGCCCCGTTGGGCTTGTTAATGGCTTCGGTGGCATTGGAGCCCTTTGGTGCCTGGCATCCACTACCGGCACTTCAACCGTCCGAATTGCAGCGTACGACCGATACGGCCGCATGGGAGGACGAGGCACAGCCAACGCCAACACGCAGGGCACGTTTGAGATCTCCGGCATCAACACAACGGGGAACACCATCCGTCAGCTGCTAGGAGGTAACTTCGAGGCAAGCATGGTCCGATTCCGTTTGCTCGAGGTGGTGTCCGGAACGAATCCCATCTATGCGTGGCCGGGCGGATCAATCGATGGCACGGCAATTCAGGTGCCCGTAGGCGCAGTCACGCCAGATGTTTATGCAGTCGGCAACTATCGCAACCATACGGAGACTGTGATAAAGCCGCAGGTCTGGTTCGGCTAAAATGTGAGCCCCAAAATGTGAGCCCTTCGGGGCTCACAAGGGGTGACCAGAACCCTCGCCACGTGACCATGCGTACTCGACACTTGAACCAGAACTGGCAACGTCCCTGCAATGACACTGTAGGGGTCACAGGTTCAAATCCTGTACCGCCCACCACCTTCAAATGAACCTACGGATTTAGGCCGAATCCTTCCCCGTTTGGTCATTGTGCCCCCTATCTTGGCCCCCTATCTCACCAGGCACCACCGCCGACAGCATCGCCGAGAGGGCCGCCTGCTGCACGGCCGCCCGACTTTGGGCATAGACGCCGAGCGTGGTGCGGACCGACGAGTGCCTGGCCATCGCCATGACCGTGGCAATATCGGCGCCCGACTCGACAAGCAGGGAGACGTAGGTGCCCCGGAGATCGTGCAGCCGCACCGAGTCAGGCAGGCCGTGAGCGCGTAGCCTGGCGCGGACATTGCGCGTAATGTTCCGAGGCGACAGCGGCCGCCCTGATTTAGTGGTGAACACGAAGCTGGACCGACGAGGCTGCGCATCAATGGCCTGGCGCGCCAGGTCAGCCAGTGGTACAGGCGCCAGACTGGCCGCATTCTTGGTGCCCGGCACCAGCAGCCTATCGCCCTGGACGTGGTGCCATTCAAGCCGAGCCAGCTCACCGCGCCGCATGCCCGTCAGCACCAGCACCACGATGATGCAGGCCGTCCTATCGCCCACCACCAAGAGCTGGCGCAGCTCATCCGGGCCGAGGGTGCGATTCTGGCGCCGCCGCGTGGCCGGCAGGAGGACGCCCGCCATCGGGTCGTGATCGAGATACCCGTGCTGCCTGGCCACCGTGAGCGCCCGACGCAGGTAGGCCACCACCCGGTGGACGCTGGACGGCGCCAGCGCGCCGGCCGGCACATAATCCCCTACGATCGTAGAGAACTCATGCCGCTGCAGACCGTCCACCCAGCGCTGCAGCGCCGGCAGCGTGAGCTGAGTCAGCCGGGTGCGATACAGCGGGTGGCCAAACAGGTGGCGCAGCCGGTACGTCTCATTGAGATCAAAGGTGCCGGCCGCAAGCCGGTGCGAATGATCATCCCGGTACAGCACCAGCCAATCGCCAAGAGTGAGAGCGCGCCCCGGAACCGAGCGCGTGGGCTGCTGGCGCAGCCGAGTGAGATCCTGCTCAGCTTCCCTGAACGTCTCGCGACGAGGCCCGAACACGTCCGTGCCCGCCACCCTGACGCGCGCGCGAAACCCGCCCCGAAACGGGCGGATGCTCCCCGCTCCCTTCGGCCGTCTCATCGGGCGCCCAGCCAATCAGCTGCAGGGGATTGACCCACCAAGAGCCATCTGGTCCTTTGAACGCGCCGGGAATCTTGCCGAGCTGCGCCCATCGCCGGGCCTGCTCCGAGGAAGTGCCCCAGAGCGCCGCATACTCGGCAACCGGGCGCGGGATAAGCGCATCGGGATTCTGCAGCGCGATGGTCACGGACACCGGGCGGGACATGCCGGCGAGTATGACACGAAAGGAGTAGCGAAATGCGCGGGTGTATCACGATTCAGGCAGGACCAACGCCCCAAGCGCGCGCCATACGCTGGCCTATCTGAACCAGCCGGCGCTGCTGCGAATCGAGGGACCGATACGTGGCCGTGGCGCCCAGGCCGCGCTCGTAATGGGACAGCTCACCCAGCACTTCGCCGGCCGTGGCCACCCAGTCGCAAGCCAGGCGCCGCGTGAGCTGGTCATCACCAGACGCATCGAGCGCCGTGGCCACCGAATCAAGCGCATCAACAAGGGACAAGCAGGCGCTGGTGAACTCAGTCCGTTCATCATCGAGCGCGTAGCCGGCCGGCCGTTCGCGAAGGGTAGACGAAGCTGCAGCCGCCAGGTGGCGAGGGTGCGGAACCGGCCGGGCAGGGTCCGCGAACCAACCCGCATCTACGTCATAGCCGTGAGTGCGGGCCAGCTCGATCATGCGCGTGACCGTCTCCCGCGAGGGGTTGTATCTCCCGCTGGTTCGGTTGTAATTGCGAATGGCGTACTCAGTCACCCCCAGCAATGGGCCGAGCTTCGCCGGTTTATATCCCATTTGACGGCCCAACTCTATCAATTTCTGCCCGGGTGACATGACAACCCTACTATGGCAGGTAAACAAATGTTTACTACTTGACAAAACTACTAGTATCGTGACACTATCGGGACGCCATGACAAACAAGAAGCTGGCCCCTACATCTGTGGAGAACATTCGCACCCTGGTCCTCAGTGGTGCCATCGGCGACCTGAAGCTAATCACCACCGGGAACAGCCCCGACGACCGCCTGGCCATTCTCGCCCGGTTTGAAAGAGCCACCGCGATGGTGAACTGGGACAAGCTGCAGAGCGAGCTGGCCGCCATCCTGCAGGGGGCGCAATCGTGAACGTTCGCGCATTGAGCGCCCGCGCCGCCGCGATCATCAAGCTGGCCGAGCAACTGAAGGCGCAAATCGAGGGCCTTCGCGATGACGCCCAGGGCTGGATGGATGACTGTTCAGAGAAGTGGCAGGAATCCGACGCCTGCACCGAGTGGGAGGAGCGCGTCAGCACGCTGGAGTCTGCGATGGATGAAGTGGACGAATTGGTGGAGTACCTGCAGGAGCTGGTGCAGCAATGACCGCCACCCAAGTCGGCACCGCCCTGGTGCTGCTGGCCATCATCGGCCTGGCCCTGGCCTTTACCCAGATCGAGACGCTACCGCGCAGCGCACCCCGCGCCCGCCAGGCCGCAATGGCCAGCATGCTGGTGTACGCCGCCCTGGCCGCGCTGGCCCTGATTCAACTCGGGAAGGTGGGCGCGTGAGGGAACTAACCCAGCGCGAAATCGTGGCCATCGAGCAGCTGCAAGACTTGGCCAAGCGCTGGCCCGACACGCTCACGATTATGGCCGTGGCTGGAGTGGTGCACGTGCTCGACAAGCACGAAGCGATGCAAGGCATGGGCGGAGAGGACACGGTGGGAGCCGTGCCCATCTTCGGATTTTCGACCATGGAACGCGCCCCTATGGGCGACCACCTAGCGAGAGCCTGGTGGATTCTGGGAATGGATGACGACGGCCTATCTCAGCTGAAGCACATGCCGAGAAACCAGCCCCTGCCGGAGCACCTGCGACCGTTCGCAGTGGCCTCGATTTTCCTCCCAGAACAACTGGAGCCCCTGGACGTTCGCATGGGCCTCCCGACAAATCCGGAGGCGCAAGCCTGATGCACGGCATCACTGGCCATGTTCGACGTGGCCGCGCCCGCACCTACCGCGAGGGCGTACGGCACGGCGCCGCCATGACCCTGGCCGGCCTGGCCCTAATGGTGGCCGCGTACTTCACCCTGGCCTACGGCCTGGACCGCCAGCACGAGCTGGACGCCGCCAAGTGGGAACGCAATGAGCGCCTAGCCGCCGAGTGGGGTGGCCGGTAATGGGGCGCAAACTCACGCGGGACGAAATCAATCGGCGACAGGCGAAGGCCATAGTGACCGCTCAGCGCAAGGGGTGGGACGCTTATGCGTGGTGGCAAGCTAACCCTGAAAAGCGATTTAGGCCGCGCAACCCATACGGAATGAGCATGGCCCGCAATGACTGGGCGCGTGGGTTTCAGATGGCCGAGAAAGGGCTACCGCGCCCCGAATACAAGGAGGCCAAATGACCGAAGCGGAAGCCAAGGCCCTGCAGCCGGGCGCCGTTATCCGCAGCATCCTGCACGAGAAAGAGCAGTACAAGGTGGTGGCCATCGAGCGAAGCACCCCAAAAGCCGAGCCCGTGATCGTGGCCGTGCGAGTGAACCCGGAGCCGGTACGGTTTCGCCCGCAAGACTTGCGATATTGGGGGGTGCAAGCGTGAACAGCGCGCAAACGGAAGCGCTCAGCCTGGCGCTGATGCTGGTGGTGGCGCTAGTGATATGGCTGGAGGGTCGCACCCAATGACAAGAGCCAAGCGATACCAGGCCAGCCTGACGATTGGCCTGGCCGTGGCAGTTATTGGCACGGTGGCCTCAGTGGCCGCCTACCCCTACCCAGCAGCCTGGTTCGCCCTAGCGGCTGGTACGGTACTTGCCTGGCCCGCTCAGGCCGTCACTCACGGAGTGCTCAACAGGCTGGAGCAGCTGAACCAGGAGGACCAAGCGGAGCGAGATCAAAAGGCCGACCAGGATTTTGAATGGCTGGCAGCATTCTGCAACCAATCCGACGACGGGTACACCCGCCTGGCCGAAAAGCTGGAGGCCAGCCAGGCCGAAACCAAGGCCGCGCGCCAGCAGCTGGAACGCGCCAAGGGTGAGACCGAGGCCTTACGCAACCACCTAGAGCTGGCCGCCAACCAGGGGCGCCGTATCGGTGGCCTGGCCGAACTCATCCACGAGCAGCAGCGGCAGCAAAGGAGGTACCCGCGATGACCTGGGCCGAGTTTCTGGCCCACGCCTGGGCGCCCATTCTTTGCTTCATCTTCGGCGCCATCACCGGCGCCAACGTGCAGAGCATGCTGGAGTCGCGCCGCAGGACGCAGGTCACGCTGGCCGAGATGGACAAATTCGGGCGTGAGATTGACGAGCTCATTCGCCAGCACCAGGAGCGTGGCGAATGAGCAAGAGCCCCAATCAAGGCTTCGGCATCGGCGCCGCCAACCCGAGCCGAGCAGACAAGGCCATCACCAGCGCGCAAATCACATGCCTGCGCAGTGAGCTGAAGATCATCGAGGGTAGCGAGAAGATGCTGCTGGCCCTGGTCTACGCGCGCAGCGGCCGTGAAGGCCCGACCCGGCTGGAGCACCTGAACGGATACGAGGCGCAGCTGGCGTTTGAGATTATCAACACCCGCCGCCTGCACCTTGCACTTCGAGGGGGAGAGCCGCGCCGGCAGGAGGGCGAAGCCAGTGCCTGAACCAGCTCACCAGTGGGAAGCCGCCAACATCCGGGTAACGCCGATGATGGCCGTGATCGTGCTGACATCGCAGGAACGCATCGGCGACGCCGACCCCATCGCCATCGGTAACCAGTCGGACGTGGAGATATGGGCCGAGGCCGTGGCCGAAGCCGCCCGCCACGAGCCCGAAGAAATCACCTGGACCGGGTTCCCTGACCTGACCCAGATCATGCAGAAGCACCTGCGGGCAGGTGGCAAGTGAACTACGGAGAGCTGACCCGCCGCGTGGCCCTATTTTGGGCCGGCGAAACCCAGGCGGAGCTGCTGCGCGACGCCGACCCTGTAGCAGCGGACCTGCTAGCTGCATTCTTCGACATGCACCGCAACGCCGTGGCCAGCGACCGGGGCCATACCGTAGCGGTTGGCATTGACCGATTCGAGTGGGACGTGGCCCGCAAGGTGGCCGACATCTTGCGAGACCTACCGGCCGCCACCAGGCGCGAACGCCTGAACGCCATGAGCGCCTCCCGCCGCGCGCTGGTCATCGCCGCCCGAGGAGGTACGCGCAATGGGTGAGCAGCGGACCCGTCACGCTGCAGAGTATTGGCTCAAGAAGCAGGCCGCCCAGGCCGTGGACAGGGCGCTACGAATGTCGGAGCCAGTGAGCGTGAAATATGAGCCGATAATGGCAGCCGTCATGCTGGACCACTACCTGACACAAGCGGCCGCCTACCTAGCATCGGCTGAAGCGATGGACCGCCGCATTCAGGAGCTGAAGAAGTGAGTGGCGCGCTGAGGTTCGCGATTCGTACGCAGATCAAATACAGCTACGACGCGCAATCAAACTCCATTTGGATGGCCATGCAAACGGAGGGCTCAGAAACCACCACCGTCATGCAGGTGCCCATCACGCCCGAGCTTCTGGCAGCAGCGCGGGAATACAAAGCACAGCAAGCTGCAAGCCAACAAGAAGGAGCCAAGGACGGCGACGATGGCCTCACCGGTTGAGCTGATTCGCCAGCGTCTGACCGCGCTAGGCAAGACCATCACCAAGGACCAGGGCGACAAATTCGTATGCCAGTGTCCCGCGCACGACGACGGCCGCCCCAGCTGCCAAGTGTTCACCGACCCCGATGGCCACGCCGGCGTGAAGTGTTACGCCGGCTGCACCACCGAGCAGATCGTGGGCGCACTTGGCATGCGGGTGGACGAGCTATTTAAGGAAACCCACGGATACCTAAACTGGCAGGGCTCCGAGCGCATCATTCAGAGCATCTACCGCTACGAGGACCGGGAAGGGAATTTTCTATTCGAGAAGCTGCGGATGTTCCCGAAGGACTTTCTGGTGCGCGCCCTGGTCACGCACGACGGCAAGGAAGGGTACCGGTTCAGCCTGGCCGCGGGATACTTCGAATGGACCAAGCGCAAGCAAGGGCCGGGCACGTGGAAGGCCACGAGCCACAAGAGGCGCCAGGTGGAGCCGCCCGAGCCGGGCCTAGTCTGGATGAACCAGATCGCGCCCGACCTATACCGCGCCGCCCAGACCTACGAGGCCGCCCAGGCAGGGGAGCCGATATGGCTGGTGGAGGGCGAGAAGGACGCCGACCGCCTGGCCCAGGCCGGCCTATTCGCCACCAGCCGGCACGACGGAGGAGGCGCGAAAGCCTGGCGCCCGCGCTACACCGACACGCTGAAAGGCGCGGCCGTGGTAAACGTCATTCCCGACCAGGACAAGGTGGGCGCCGAGTACGCCGCGATGGTCTACCACGAGCTGCGCAGCCAGGGCATCGAGGTGGTGATTTACAAGCCGGCGAAGGGCAAGGACGCCGCCGAGCACTTCGAATTCGGCTACGGGGTGGATGACTTTATCCCGGTGGCCATCGAGGACCTGGCCCAGGAGTTCGGCGCCAGCGCCGAGCCCCCACCGAAGAAGGGCGCCGCGCCCAAGGCCGGCGACGCGCCGCCGCTGCAGCTGGTGGAAGGTGGCGCCGGCGAAACCCCGGACGAGGACCCGCTACCGACCAGCGACCTGGACATGGCCGCGCTGATGGCGACCGCACACGGCGACGAGCTGAGATATTGCCCGCCATTCGGCTGCTGGTTCACCTGGGACGGGCAGAAGTGGGCCGAGGACATCACGGGGGGCGCGCCGCTGCTGGAGCGCTACGAACGCCTGGCCCGCCGCGTTGAGACGGCCGTGCGAAAGGTGGACGTGCCCAAGCCATCGCACGACCTGAAGCCCGCGCTGACCTACGGCCGCAAGGTGACCAGCGCCTACGCCTACCGCCAGGTGGAGGAGCTGCTAACCCGCCGCCAGGGCCTGGTGATCGTGCCCGACAACATGGACGCCTACCCCGAGCTGCTGACATGCGCGAACGGAGTGGTGGACCTGGCCAGCGGGAAGCTGCACGAGCACGACCGCAGCCGCCTGGTCACGCAGGCCGCCGCCGTGGCCTACGACCCGACCGCCCAGTGCCCCACGTGGTGGGACTGTATCAAAGCCTGGACCGGGAAGGATATGGAATTCGCCTACTACCTGCAGGTGGCCATCGGCTACTGGTTCACTGGCCACACCCGTGAGCAGAGATTCTGGTTTTTCCACGGACCCGGCCGCACCGGCAAGACGACGCTGCTGGAAACCGTGCAGCGCATCGCCGGCAGCCAGGCCGCCAGCCTCGACCCCGCGCACCTGATGGTCCAGAGGTACCAGGGAGTGCCCGAGCACTTCGCCCGCCTCAGAGGGAAGCGCCTGGTCACGGCCGTGGAGGCCAACAAGGGCGCCCGATTCGACGAGGGCCTGATGAAACGCCTCACGGGCGAGGAGACAATCGTGGCCAGGCGCATGCGGGAGAACTCCATCGAGTTCCGCCCGCAGTTCAAGCTGGTGGTGACGGGCAACCACCGGCCGGGCGTGAGCGATGATGGAACGTCATTCTGGCGCCGCATAGAAGCCGTGCCGTTCATTCACGCCGTGGACGAGAAGGACACCGACCCGCACCTACCGGAGAAGCTGGCCGCCGAGGCCAGCGGGATCCTCGCCTGGATTGTGAAGGGCGCCGTGGAGTACCACAAGCTAGGGCGCCTGGCGCGCGCGGCCGCGCTCGACACCGCCAAGCGCGAGTACCAGGAGGAGACGGACGAGCTGGCGGACTTCCTTTACATGCACGTTCGGGTCGCCCCCTACGAGCTGCGAAAGAACAACATGGTGGCCGCTGGCATCCTTTACGACGCATACACCAAATGGGCCGAGGAGTCACGGCAGCGGCCGCTAAGCACCAAGCACTTCAAGGCCGCGCTGGTGGCCAAGGGATTCGAGTGCAGGCGCCAGAGCCGTGGAGTCGTCTGGGAGGGCATCCGCCTGGTGAACACCATGCCAGAGAACCAAGAGGACGACATCGAGGCCAGCGCCAGCCAGCCCATCGCAGACGAGGACCTAACGGGCGAGGCCCTGGCCGAGGCCCTGGCCCAAGAGTTCAGCGAGGAGCTGGAGTAACGCCGGCCGTGGCCTGGTCGCTAGACCGGGCCGCCTGGCGCTCATCATCGAGCGCCCTATCAAACGCCACCGGATAACGCCGGCGAGCCAGGAGCGCCTGCTGCAGGTTGTAAGTGGCCCAGCCTGGCACGTTCAGCGCATCGAGCAGCTGGTGGCCAGCAAACCGCGCCGGCGCCTCACGGCCGGCCAGTAGCCGCAGGTACCGGTGGACATCGCACAGCAGCAGCACTAGCAGAAACGGCAGCGCGGCCGCCAGCCACAAAGGCCACGCGATCGCGATCGCGGCCGTCCGCACCCGCCGAGGGTAGTAACTAAGGTCCACCGCGTCACAGACGAGCACGGCGCCCACCAGGAGCACGGCGAAGCCAGGCCAAGAATAAAGCCAGGCGACAGCACCGAATAAGAAAGCGACCATGATGGCCGCGCAGTCTACCAAAAATCCCCCCGCACCCCCCTGATGAACGGAGTAGCTAAAGCTACATAAGGTGCACGGGCCAGCGCCCGCCAGTGTAGGCAGCCGTGTAGCCAACAGTGTAGGGAACCAACGCCCGAAAGGGCCATCATTTGAACCTAAAGATGCAAGGAATGCAGGGAGTGTAGGGTTTTGAGGTCTATATCACATAGCGCGCATATGCGCACATGTGTATGTGGGCGCATACAGGTGACGCAGATACCGGAAAAATCCCTACACACCATACACGCCTACACAGAGCCACCTGGCGCCAAGTTCGGGCGAACCTGAAGCAGCAGGCGCAAGAGCGTGCCCATCGGCTGCACAGCACCCTACACTCAGGAGAAACCAACACTACACGCGCCGCCGATTTAGCACAAAAGTGCAGAAAAATGGTAGGCATGGCTTGACATTCGCGAGATCGTCAGGTAACAGGAGGACCGTGATGGCCGGTTTAGCTATGTCATGGTGCGCGCGAGCGTTGGCTGGCCGGCTCACGATTCAGCCGAAGGTGGGAGCGGGGACGAGCAGCCCGGTCGCTCAGCTGGCGCAGCGGGTTTTGTTCTTTTCGCCCGTGAAGCCAGCCCCCGCACCGACCTGGACGCACTGGCGCGACAAGCCCGCGCCGGACTACGTGAGCAACTTTGCCAGCGTCATATGGCGAAACGCAAGCCTGGCCGAGCGGGCCGTGCACGTGGCCCGCGCCCAACTGGACAAGGGCGTGCAAGAACTTAGCCCCAACTGGAGCCCCGACATTCGCAGGTACCTGGCAGTGACGGGCATTTTCCGCCCCGCGCCCTGGTGCGCAGCATTCGTCACCTGGTGCCTGATCGAGGCCGGCGCTGACCGCAAGAAGCTGCCCGCGCTGGCCGCCAGCACCTACTGGTGGTACGTGTGGGCCAAGCAAACGAAGCGCCTAAGAGTGGACACCAAGGGCAAGCCGGCGAACGCGCCGCGCCGTGGTGACCTGGCCGGCTGGAATTCAGGCACGGGCCACATCTTCATAGTGCGGGAGGTAGTGAGGCGCGTAGATGGTGGTCCGAAGGTGGGCACCATCGAGGGCAACACGAACCGGGCCGGTGGCCGCGAGGGCGTGGCCGTAATGGAGCGCACCCGCACGTGGCCAGAGCTGGCGCGGCATACCCGGTATGGCTTTATCGCAATCACGAACGACCTGGGCGTAGGCGAGGGCGCGGAGTGATGACCTACTGGGCCGCGCTGCTGACCTACGCGAAGGGTCTGGCGAACCTGACCGGCCTACCCGTGATGATGGCCGTGGTGGCGCCGATGCTGATGGTTTGGGCACCGGGCCAGCTGGCCGTGCACCTGGCCACCGCGCTGATGGTGGTGCTGGCCTGCGACCTGGTGGCGGGCGCAACCGTGGCGCTGCAGCAGGACCGTTTCAGCTGGCGCACCCTGGGAATGGCCAGCGTGGCCAAGAGCACATTTTACGCGCTGATGCTGGTGGTATGTCACATCCTGGCCACCGCCATCGCCGCCCAGGCGCCGAGCCAGCGGGCGCACGTCCTGGCCAGCCGAGACTTCGCGATGCAGGGCCTGGCGACCCTTTGCATCCTGGTGGAAGTGCGGAGCGTGGTGCGGAACGCCGCCAAGAGTGGCATGCGCGTGGCGCGGGTCCTGGACAAGATTTTCGCCCGGTGGGAAACCCAGCGAATCAAAGAGCTGGAGCACGTCCTGGCGGGCGAAGGAGACAAGTGAACATGAAGATTCGGATTCAGATGGGCCTGGAGATCGTGAACGGCGCCAGCCGCAAGGTGCGCCTCACGCCCGTGGACCACACGCACGACGTGCCCGACACGGTAGCGCAGGCGCTGCTGCTGATGGCAGGGGTGGCCGACCTGGCCGACCTGCAGCCGGGGGACGACGAAGTGGACCTGCCCGTGGGGGACCTCGGGAAGCTGGCCGCGCAGGCGACGGTACCGGGCCTGGTGCGCGACGTGGTGAAGTACGTCGAGCAGATGGGAATCAAGGGCCAGGTGAACGTGTTTATGCGCGTCAGCCGAGTGGAGTAACGCATGCCGCAGGCCTCTCCGATGAAGTTCACCCTACGCCACCAGGCGGCCGCGAAGGCCCTGGCGCAAGGGGAGCGTATCGAGCAGGCCGCCATCGAGGCAGGCAAGAGCGTGCGGACTATTCACCTATGGCAGCAGCGCCCGGAGTTCACCGCCCTGGTGGACCAGTACCGGGAGGACATGCGCCGCATGACGCTGGCCCAGGGCATCGCCAACCGAAACGTACGGCTGCTGATGCGCAACAAGCGCGCGCAGCAGCTCGCCAAGTGGCTGGACGAGGAGATGGCGAAGCCGTTCCGCAACAAGGACACGATCAAGAACGTCAGCCAGCTGCTACGTCTGGAGCTCGACAACGAGAAGCAGGCCGCCATCGAGGCCAACCAGTGGAATCAGAAGCTGGTGGTGGACCTGAATGGGCTCAGTCCGGAGCAGCTGCTGGACCTGGTGATGCAAGCCGCCGACCCGGATAACCCCGAGGTAACGCTGAAGTGAAAGTACTGTCGGCCCGGGCCAAAGCCGCCATCATGAAAGCCGCCGAGCAGCGCGGGGTGCTGCAGCGCCTACGCGCGAAGCAGGACCAGATCGCCGTGGCAGGCCGATACAGCCCGTACTACGCCGAGACGCCGCTGGCCGCACAGCGCAAGTTCATTGAGGACAAGGAGCACCTGGTGACACTGTACGGTGGCCAGGTGGGCGGGGGTAAGACCGCCGGCCTGCTGATGCGCGCCGCGCGCGGGGTGGACGACCCGCAGTACTCGTACCTAATCATTCGCAAATCGCTGAGTGACATGGACAAGCCGGGGGGCATTCTGTTTCTGGCGCGCCAAATGTTTCGCGAGAGCGCGGTATGGAAAGCCGCAGGCAGCGCAATGGTGTTTGCGAGTGGGGCGCGCATAGTGTTTGGCCCGTGCGAAAACATGAAAGATGCCGTGGACCGCTACCAGGGCCTGGAGTTTTCGGGGGGCATTGGTGTAGACGAGGCTGGCCTCATAGACTGGGAAATTTTGCAGTGGCTGCAGACGCGCATTCGCGCCCCGAAAGGAGTGGACTGGATGCCAAGCATGGACCTAACCGCGAACCCGCTAGGCGTAAACCACGACCAACTCGTGGAGTACTTCGGCCTGGACCCGGAAGGGAAAGGCACCGAGGGCGTGCGCGAAGGGTACCGGTACATCCCGGCCAGCCTTTACGATAACCCGTACCTGGATCATGAGGCATACGAGCAGAAATTCAAGTACCTGCAGCCGCACGTAAGGGACGCGCTGCTGCGAGGGTCGTGGGCCGTGCGAGTGCCGGGCCGCTTCTTCAATGAGGAGATGTTCCACCTGGTGGAGCCGCACGAAGTGCCCGCATTCTGGACGTGGGTCCGCTGCTGGGACATCGCACTCACGGGCACGTCGGACAAGACCGGCAGCCTACGCGCCGCGTACGACGAGGAGGCCGCCATCGAATACCACGAGGGCCACCTGCTGGAAAGTTGGACCGCGAACGAGGCGATAAAGGCCATCCGCCGCCAGGCCGAGGAAGATGGCCCCGGCACGATGGTGGTGGTGGATAACGACAACCTAACGCGCGGCCTGGTGCAGGCCCTGGTGAATGACCACGGATGGACGGCGCTCGAATACGACGACGAGAACGCCGCCGTGAAGTACCACCACGCCCGCAGCGCTGGCCGCCTGGTGGTGATGTTTATCCCGACCAAGGTGCAGAACGTACCCAACCAGTCGCAGAAGATCGCCCGCGCCGAGGATGCGATGGCCCAGATTTACGAGGGCCGGCACCGCATGGTCCGCAGCGAGGGCGCCGACCAGCACATCGCCCAGCTGGTCCGACTGAAGGGTGAGCGTGGCGACGCCGACGAGGCGCTGGACCTCTTAGGCCTGGCGTACAAGGCCACCCGCAAAATCGGCACCCCGCGACTGAATCAAGTGGCCGACAAGTCAGCCCAGTTTGAACTCACGCCCAGCGAACAGCTGGCCATGTCCGACGCCGAACGCCGCCGCCAGGCGCGCCGCCGTCTCAGAGGAGCCTAAGATGGCAACCAAGAACCAGACCAAACAACCCCGTAACCAGGCGCCCAAGGCCGCCGAATCGCAGACCAACGACCAGGCCGCCGCCGAGCAAGCCGCGAAAGAAGCCGCTGCTGCACAAGCCGCAGCGGAGGAAGCCGAGAAAGTAGCCGCCGAGCAGGCTGCCGCAAAAGCGAACGCGGGCAAGGACGCGGAGGAGGACGCCAAAGAAGAGGAGGGCGAATCGCTAGTCGCCCCCCAATGGAACCCGAGGGTGTTCGTCGTGGTGTTTGACGAAGAAGAAGCGCCCGGGCTGGAGCACTTTGGATGCGAGGAAGTGGCGCGGGTGACCCGCGAGGGCTACCCGGTGGTTGCCCTGCACGAAGGGGATGGGGCGTATCGCGCAATGGTGCCAGCACTTGGCCCGATGCTAACGGGAGTCGCAGCCATGAGTGTCATGGGCGCCGTGCAAGGCCTGAACGAAGCGATACCGGGCATGCTGGCGGCCCTAAAGGCAGAGACAGGCGAGGATATGCCAGTGCGGCCGGAGCCTGGATGCGTGACGGGCGCGCTCAACCTGATGGAGTACCTGGCGCAGCCGCCGTATCAATGGACGCCGTACTGGGGGCCGAAGCAGAACAGCGTGACCGCCGAGGACCTGGCCGATGACGAGCAGATCGAAGCCGAAGAAACGGCAAGGTGCCGCACCATTGTGGACGAGGCCGCGATGCGCGTCATCCTGGCCGCGCGCAAGGGAGGCCAGAACGAGCGCCACGAGGAGCGCACCGCCACCCGCCTGACCGTGGCGACCCGCACCAACGAGGGCATTCGCTTGCGAGTGGTGGAGAACCCCGACGCGCACATGGACGAAATCCTGAACCGTCAGGCAAACCAGGGCGACCGCCCGGTGCTGCACGACCGGCTGGCCCACATCGGCAAGCGCCTGGAAACGATACGGAGCGAAATGGACGCCCGCCTCAGCAGCGTGACCGGAGCCAAGAAGTGGCGCGACCGCGTGGTGGCCGTGCTACTAGGGGAAGCGGAGCCGGAGCCGGGCGACCTGGAGAAGTTCGAGGCGATGGACCCCGCCGTAACTGGCCCGATTCGGGAACACGTCAGCGAGTTCGAGCGCCTGGACGACGAGGCCGCGCAGATCGAGGAGCAGCTGGCCCGGATGGACAAGGAACTGGCCGCGAAGCAGCGCGTGGCCACCGTGCTGATGGATGAAGTCATCCCGGTGGACGCCGACGTAGCCATGCACCTGTACACGGTGTAACCGCAAGCCATGCCCACACCCACCCCCGAAGTTCTAGAGCAAATCGCCCACCGCATTTATGGCGCAGTGGATCCGACGTACCGCCAGCGCACCCGCAGCGCGATGGCGCGGCTGCACGGAATCAAAGGGGGTGCCACGGACTACGGGCACATAAGTGGCCCGTGCGACTGGAAAATCTGGCCGGCGCTGCACCGTGGCACCGAGAAGGTGGGCACCGTGCAGGACTCGCTGAACGACGCGATCAACGCCGTCAGCAAGCTGCTAAGCGTGGACCCTGAACCGAAGTTCGACGGTATCAGCGCAATGGAGGCCGAGGTGCGCCGCCAATTCTGGCGGGCCCGGTACAACGACCGCCGCAAGGGTGGCAGCTGGCACATGGCCAATATGCAGGCCAGCCTCAGCGCCTACCTGCATGGGTGGGGCGTGGCCCGCGTCAGCATGGTGACCGACACCGAGCAGATCGAGGACGTGGACCGTGGCCGCGTGAAGGGCCGCCTGTACCAGCGCGTGAGCGTGGCGAATCACCCGATTCTCAGGACCGCGTACGACCCGAGCACCATAGACCCGTGGCAGGCCGATTTTGTGGCCTACATGGACCTGGTGCCCTTGCAGGAAGCGGTGAAACGGTGGGGCGTAGAGAACGCCGAGCTGCTGCAGAAGTGCAGCGTGAACTGGACCAAGGGCCTCGACACCCGTGGAAAGACGCGATACCACGAGGTGGTCCCGGTGGTGGAGTATTGGAGCTGCGGCCGCGTGGACGACATGCCGACCCGCGCCGTACTGGTGGGCACGGGCACGACGGTACACGCGCTGGAGTACGAGGAGAACCCGCTAGGGGAACGCCTCAATACGGCCTGGAGAATCGGGGTCCTGATGACCGAAGTCGGCTACCCGATGGGCCGCGCTCAGCTGGCCGAGGCGCACGAGGAGCTGCTGCAGATCGTGCTGGACGACATGAAGGCCGTGGCCGAGCGGGGTGGCGCCGTGCGCGTGCTGCACAACGGAGCATTCAGCCCCGAAACAATCAGCCTGATGAAGGACGGAAGTGGCGACCCGCTCACCGTTATCGAGGCGGAGAAGTCAGTCGCCAACCTGCCGCCCGACAAACTGATTCACGACCTGCCGCCGATGAAGCACTCGCCAGTGGTGGGCGACCTGATGACCCTGGCGCAGCGCCGTCAGCAGGTGGCGCTCAACACGAACGAGAGTAGCCGAGGCCAATTTATGGGCCGCAACACGCCCGCGACCGCGTACGCGCTGGTGAACCAGGCGCAGCTCACAAACCAGGGCCTCGACACGTACCACACGCTCAAGTTCCTAGCGGGCCAGGTGGAGCTGGTCAGCGAAATGGCGCAGTTCGACGATTCGCCCGTGACGCTGAACATCCTGGGTGAGCAAGTGGAATTCAACGAGCCCGGCGAGGCGCAGAGCCAGATCGCCAAATGGTTCGAGAAGGAGGCCCACGTGCTGGTGAACGGCGCCAGCCTCACGAGCCAGGACGACGTGGCGCGCCAGGCCAACCAAATCGGCCAGCTGATGCAGCTGCAGCCGCTGGTGGCCGCTGGCACCGTGGACCCCGAATGGTGGACCGAGCAGCTGCTGCACGCCATGCAGATTTTTGACACCGCCGCGCGCGCCAAGAACGCGCCGGCATCGCCGACCGCGCCGCAACCCGGCGCCATGACCCCAGAACAAAGCCCAGAAGCGGGCCAAGTACAAGCAAATGGCTGACGAGATCAGAGAGCTGGCGCAGGCCTTCATCGAGACGCTACCCGGAGGTCCAGAGGGATCAGCCGAAGGGACAGCGGGCGACGATGAAGCCGAACAAACCAGCGACGGCGCCGAGAATGAGGGCGCCGACACCACCACCGACGACCAAGACGACGACGCCGAGACGAATGGCGAGACGGAAGGCGAAGCCGAAGGTGGCGACGACGAGAACACGACGCAAACCGAACCCAACCCCGCCCAGCAGCTGGTGGACGCATTCACGCCCGAGGGCGTGACCGTGCTGGCCGCGATGGTGGACCCGAAGCAAGCGCGCACGGCCGTGCCCCTGGTGCTGAAAACGATCAGCGAAAGCCTGGGCATCCCGATGCAGGAGCTGCTAGGAGACGCCGCCGCCGCTGGCACCGACGTGCCCGACGACTGGGAGGACATGAACCCCGAGCAGCGACGCGCCTGGATGAAGCGCCAGGTGGAGGCCGAAGTGGAGAAAGCCACCAAGCCGATCAGGGAGCAGCAAAGCGCCCAGCAGCGCGAGGCAAGTGCCCGCAAGTGGACGGAGAACAACCGCAGCAAGGTGGAGAAGGCCCTGCGCGCCGCCAACGTGGAGCACTACGACGTAACCCACGCTCGCCTGCTGAAGGTGGTGCGCGAGAATCCGAACGCGATGAGCAGCGTGGACGACGCCGTGCGGGCATTCATGGGCACGTACGTGTCGCAAATTTTGAAGGTGGAGAAGGCCCGAGCGGGCCAACCCCGACAGAAAGGGCCGGAGGCCACAACCAGCGCAGCGCCTGGTGGACAGACGCGCGGGAACACGCTAGCCGATGAGGCCGTGGCCGCCGCGATGGAATCCGCAGCGCAGCGCACCCGATGATCCCCACCCATAAGGAGACAATCAAGTGCCTGCCGTAACTTTCAACGACGTAGGGTTAGCCCTGCACCGAATCGCCACCCTGCACAGCCTGAAAAATGGCTGGCTTTACGACCCGCTACTGCGCGCCATCTTCGGCGACATGCTGGAGCCTGGCGACGTGGGCGACAAGACGCGCCCGACGCTCCCCAAGTTTGCCCGCGTGGACGACGAAATCGACGGCGAACTGTTCCGCTACGACCTGATGAAGGCGCAGGCGGGATACGACCGCAGCGCGACCATCGCCGACCAAATGGGCGCCCGGAGCGTGGACACGAGCGACAAGTACGCCAAGGCGACCTTTGAGCCGACGATGTTCCCCATCGGCGAGGACATCGCCGTGAGCAAGTTGGAGAAGATCACGGCCCAGATGCGCCAAAACAAGGGCGACCTGGCCGCGCTGGAGGCCAAGCGAATCCTGAACCGCATTCAGATCACGCTGGTGCGCGCGCTGCTCAGCACGACGACCAACACGAGCGCGGACTGTTTGAGTGGTGGCCTGCCCTATGGCATTGACGCCGCCAACACGTACGGCACCGTGGACCGGAGCGACAGCACCGGCGCCATGTTCCGGGGCCAAGTGCTGGACCTCGACAACGTGACCGATAACAGCATCCTCACGCTGGACCACCTGACCGCGATGCAGGCCGCCTGCGACAGTACGGTGGGCAGCGTCAGCCTGGTGGTATGCGGCCGCGCGATTTGGGCAAAGCTGGCGCGCAAGGTGGAGTCCTTGGCCGGCCAGGGCGCCGCCACAATGGGCGGAAACGAGCTGATGGTCGGGAAACCGCACTTCCAGTACCGTGGAATGACCTTCATTCACAGCCCGTACATCGCGGCCGACATGGTGCTCGGGCTCTGCCCCGAGTCCATTCACACCAAGGTGAAGCTGCCCAGCCTCGATGAAGGTTCATTCCAGTGGGAACGCAACCAGACGACGAAAGCGAGCTACCTGTACCAGAGTGAAATCTACTTCTGCCCCGTGGTGGAAGTGCCGGGCGCAAACTTCAAGATTCTCAGCGCCGACAACGTAGCGTAACGACCAGACCCACGTGGCGGCCGGTTGGATGGCTGGCCGCCACCTACGACCGCCCACCACGATGGCCCACACCCTTACCTACATCCGCAAACAGGTGACGGACCTGCTCGATCAGGACCTGGACAACCGCATAGGCGACGCGCCGACCGACGCCGACATAGACGCGCAGCTGAACGAAGCCGCTCGTAAGGTCAGCACCGACGTGCGACCCATCAAGCGCCTGACGCTGGCCTACACCGATAACACCCCGACCGTGGACCTGGACGCCCACACCCCGCGAATCATGCAGGTGCACCAGGTGCAGGTAGGCGCCAGCACACTGGTGGACCACCGAGGCCGCCGCATGATTTACACCTATGAGCAGCTGGCCCTGGACCGCCCCGGATTCGAAAGCGGAGGGACGCCCGGCATCCCCACCGCCGCCGCGCAGCTGGCCGAAACCCTGTACCTGCACCCCGCGCCGACCACCGGGCAGACGATCAGGGTGGTGGCCGACGTGTACCTGGCCAGCATGCCAGCAGCGGGTGGCGACCCGGTAGACATGCCCAAGGACCTGGCCGAGGCCGTGGCCTACCACGCCGCCGTGCTGGCCGCCGAATCCCGCCAGCACATGCCCCACCAGACGAAGCGCCTGGAGGACGCCCGCGCCCGCGCCGATGAGGCAGTAACTAAGTGGCGCCGGCGCTACGACATTCAGCGGATGCAGATGGGGGTGGCCGTATGAAGGGCGTACCCATGAAGGAACTCCGCCGCCAGGTGGACGACCGCATGGCCAGCTTTACCGGCAACCGCCACGCATTCGGGTGGCAGGACCACGCCCGCGCCCTAAACGAGGCCCTGGTGCTGGTGGCATCGCACTGCTTCATTCACGACCCCACCGTACGCCTGACGCTCACGAGTGGCATGCAGACCGTGGACCTGCAGGACCCCGAGCTGGTGACGCGCCGCGTGATTCGCCCGCTGCAGCTCAGGGTGGCCGGCCAAGACCGTGGCGACATTGTGGCCCGCACCGACCTGGAGCGGGAGGCCCCGAACTGGCGCAGCGCGCCCGAAGGACGGCCGTACCTGGCCGCCTGGTCCGGCGACCGTCATCTGACATTCGACCGCCCGGTGGACGCCGCGACGGCCGCCGCTGGAATCACGATCAGCGCCTACATCATCCCGGCCGTAATTGGATCCGATGGAGCCGCCCGGCCGATGGGCTTCCCGACCGAGCTGGAGACGACCGGCGACACGTGGAGCGAGAACGCCGGCGCCATCGGCAACGTGAGATACACGACCACCAGCGGGAGTTGCGCAACCGCGAGCGGAAACCCGAACGACCTGGGCGCCGCCGATGGTACCGCCATCACCGCGCGCTACCCGACGCCTGACTGCACGGACGCCATCGAATGAGTGCCATCTTCAAACTAGGAAGCCTGACCTGGCCGAGCCTCCCGGCAGGAGTTACGCCGCAGTGGATTCGGCTGCAGACCGTTCGCACCCGCGTGGCGCATGCCGGCACGTGGACCGCCAAGTGGGTGAGCGACATAAACGCCGCCGCGCCCACCGTGTACGCCACCGACAGCTGGAGCGCCGGCAGCATCGGCAGCTACGAAACCGTGACCAACAAGCTGCAGGCGATGGTCAGCCGCGCCGCGATGGACGCGCCCACCTTCGGCCTGATTCTCACATTCACGCCGACGAGCCCGAGCAGCAACGGAAACGCCGACCTGGACCAGCTGGTGCTGCAGGAGCGCCACACCGTGGCGGGCACGATCAGCGGGGTGGACGAGGACGCATACCCCGACATCCCCGACCAGTACGTGCGAGGGCTCACGGCCGTGGCCGCCGTGTACCTGATGGAGGGCGCCCCGGCCGTGCAGGAGCTGGCCGCATGGCTGGCCCGGTACGACGCCAACGCCGCCGAGCTGCTGAACAGCTGGCGCACCGAGAACCGCAACGCGCAGACCAGCGAACGCCCACGCCGTGAGGGCCGGTACAGCCGAGGGGTGTACTAGTGGAGCCGATGGCCGTGCAATTCGGGCCGTTTGGGGGCGTGGTGAAGGGCGTAGCCCCCAGCCACGTCCCGGCGCCGTACGCGCAGGACGCGCGCAACGTTACCATTCGAGGGACCCGCGCCGAGCCGAGGCCAGGGTACGCGCAGCTCAGCGCCGCACCGAGTGGCCACACCGCGACGAGCCTGCTGGCCTACGTGGCCGGCAACCAAAGCGGGAGCCTGGCCGAGGAGCTGCTGACCATCGAGACGCGCAGCGGGAACACCCGGCCGTACAGCGTGAACGTCACCACGGGCGCGCGCACCGAAATCACAGAGGGCGGAGTCAGCCAGAGCCTGACGCCGGGCGTTTGGGAGTGCCTGGCCTACGAAGGCCGCGCCATCCTGCACCGCCGTGGCGCCGGCAGCGTGTACGCGCACACCATCGGCCAGGCCAACGACTTCGAGCTGCTGGACCAACCCCGCCCCGCCGACGCCACCGCGCCGGTGGTGATGGAGTTCGAGGACCAAGAGGAAGGCACCGAGACGCCGACCCCGCCGACGAGTTACAGCTGGTCCGGACTGACCGCCCCGGACGTGACCGATAACGGAGGGAGCGGAGTCTGCCCCGTGGCATTCGATGCGCAGGCCAGTGACCACGTGGACATCCTGCCCGCGAATGGCGGAACCCTGTACCAGTGGTACGACCTGACCCTGGACCTGACCGGCACGACCACGGGCGCCGCCGACCTAAGCACCGCCACCGACATTATCGTGATCATCGAGCGCACGGACGGAGCGAAATGGCTGGCCCCGCCCGCGACCCCGTGGGGCTGGAGCATCGGCAGCGGAAACGCGCAGCTCTGGATCGAGAACGACGTGGCCACCGTGGTGGAGCTGGAAAATGGCGGGGTATTCGAGGCCAATTCAGGCGGGTACCGGTACGAGCTGCGTGGCCGTATCCCCGTGGCCAGCCGTGGCGCGCAGCTCACGGTAACCGAGAAGCTGCGGCTGCGACTCCCGGGCAACGGCGACAGCAACACCGTAGCGGCCGACCGAGACAAGAAATTCAGGATTCGCGCCGTGGCCATTGTGGCCCCGGTAATCACGCCGCCGAGTAACACACTTGGCACCCCGAACGAGCGGGTGCGATTCGGCTACGCGCCGTATGATAGCCGGCGAGACGTGGAGTCCGAGAACGTGACCGCAGGGGCCTGGATGCGCCTGGAGAGCCCGAACCGCTACGGCGCCGACGTGAGCAGCGCCGCGACGTTCTACGGCAACACGCCCACGCTCAGCACCGACGCGCCCGGAGTGCCCGCCGACAGCGTGAGGTGGTACTACCAGCGCGCCGCAGATAACACCTGGCGCCTGCTGGCCACCCGGCCGGTAGCCGACGTGAGCATCGCCGTGACCCTGACCAAGGCCGCCCTGGACGTGTTACCGGAGCGAGTGGCCCCGGCCGCCAAACCGCTAGGGAGCCCCCTGTACGCATTCACTCACGCCGGCAGCGTTTGGTATCTGCTGGACCGTGGAACCGCAAACATCGCCATAAGCTACCAGGGCATCGGCGAGCGCCTGAACAAGGACACCGACGACCTGGAGGACGCCAGCCGTGGCGCCACGTGGACCCTGGCCGACAACGCCGGCGACGCCCCGCAGTGGGGAGCCAGCGCAGGCCAGGCCGCGATCATCCTCGGGCAGCGCGGAGCTTATTCGATGTTTGGCCTGACGCCCACCACGATGACGCCGCCGAAGAAGCTGGCCGAAAGCAGGGGCGTGTACGGCCGCGCGGCCGCGCGCTGGCGCCTACCGAACGGACAGCCGGCCGTCATCTACCTGGCCGAGGACCGAAACCTATGGCTGGCCTACGCCGCCGAGGGCGTGGCGGGTGACGCCGGGGGATACGTGGAGGAAGTCAGCCCGCTGAACCGTGGCCTGGTGGCCGAATGGCTGCAAATTACGAGCGCCACCGACCCGATGACCGTGGCCCTGGCCGTGGACCCGGTGGCAGATTCTTGCTGGATTGTGAAAGGCACCCGCGCCGTGGTGCTCAGGGCGCCCGCGCTGGTGGACGGACAGCGCCCGCTGGAGCTGATGGAATACGCCGGCAGCGGCTGGACGCATGCCTGCACCGACCCGCGCCGAGGCGTGCGGCTGGCCAGGGTGAACGGAGCGCTCGACACGCTGGAGCGGCACCCGACGACCTTCGAGCCGCTGGTGGGCACCAATCGAGACGGAGGCACCCCCATGCCCGAAGCGCACTACACACCCGCGCGAATCGTAGCGCCCCGCGCCCGGATGCAGCGCGTGAAGGTGATGCGCCCGGTGGAGGCCGACACGGTGGCCGTGACCGTGACGAGCAAGGAGAAAACGGCAACGAGTTACACCATCGCGGGCGGACGCCGAAGCGTGAGGACCAGCCAGAAGCAGATCGGCGACTGGCACGACGTGAAGCTGACCATGCAGGAAGGGCATGGAGGCATTGACCTGGTGGCCGTGGAACTTTGGCCGCTGCACCCGAACAACCCGTAAGCACATGTTAGGAACCGTTATCTCAGGAATCGCCGGCCTGGCCGGCCTGCTGCAATCTCAGCGCGCCAACCGCGACGCCAACCGCCTGCAAAGCCAAGCACTCAGCGTATCCGACCGCCAGATGGAGCTGGCAGAGCAGTACGCCGCCAACTCCGAGGCATACCGTAAGGAGATGCTGAACTGGGTGAACGACCTGGACGCTCAGGGGGCATACTCCGCCGACGCGCAGATCGAGCGCGGCCGCCAGGACATCGCCGACTTCGAGCGCCGAGGTATGAGCGCCGTGAACAGCAGCCGGCGAGCCGGTGGATACCGCGAAGGCGACAGCGTGGTGAACGAGCAGGAGGACCGCGTGGCCATCGAGGCGCGCCGGGCGCTCGCTGCTTTGCGGCCGATGCTGGAGCAGCAGGCCCGCCAGGAGGAGATGCAGGCGCGGATGGCGCTCAGCCCCGACCTAAACCTGGCCAGCCTGGCCCAAAACGCCGCAGGTATGCAGATGCAGGGCCGCATGATGATGAGCAACGCCGTACGCGCCCAGGCAGGCAACCCGTTCGCAGCCATCGCGGGCCTGATGCCGCTGCTGCAAGGGAATAAGACCGGGAGCGGGTCGTGATCGGGCAGGCACTAGGGGCCGCAGGTCTGGCGCTCAGTGGGGGAATCACGCCCACGCCGCCCGCCGAAGGCGCCGCGCCGCAGGTGCAGGCCGCCGCGCCAGCGCCCTATGCGGCCGCGCCCAGCATTCAGTCGCAGCTACCCACCATAGACTTCCCGCAGCGCACCATCACGGACGACCCCGCGATGCGCAGCGTGTACGACGACCTGGACGCTAAAGCCCTGTGGCTCAGGGACAAGATCGCCACGCAAAAGCGCACCCGCGCGAACGAAAACTACTACTTCAGCCCCGAGCTGCTGACCCAGCCGAACAAGGCCGTGGAGCAGATGACCGCGGCCGACATGACGTACAACCGGAACCTGCAGACCGTGCAGCAGATGCAAGCCGAGGGCCTCCAGATCGAGCTGCTGGATGCCAACGAAGTGACCAAGCCGCTCGACAATCTTCGCGCCATGCTGCAGGAAATCCCGCGCCCGCCCACGAAGAAGGAGATGGAGGCGCCCACGTGGATGCAGAGCGTGGCCAGCCTGGTGGCCGCCCTGGTGGACCCGACCAACGCCGGCGCCTACGCCGCCGCCCCGCTGCAGTACCAGATGCAGCGCCGGGAGGAGCAGTACCAGCAGGAAATGGTCCAGTACGAAGCGCTGAAGCAGAAGTTCCAGCTGGACTATCAGATCGAGGCCACCCGCGCCGAGCAGCTGGCGAACATCGCCGTGGCCAACAACCGGGCGCGCCAAGAGCAGCAGATGAAATGGCTGGACCGGATTTACCAGGCCCGCCTGGCGGACGCCGCCAGCGCTGACGCCTGGGACCGCACCATCTACGGGGTGCAGGTGGACCTGATGAAGATGGACCGCCAGCAGCGCCAGGCCATTGTGCTGGCCCACGTGGACATGCTGACCAGTGGCCGGCCGTATTCGCCCGAGCAGCGCGCCGCCGCCGCCGCCCTGATCAAGGCGCACACGGGATTCGACATCCCGACCAGCGCCGAGCTGACGCCCGCCGAGAAGCAGAAGCTGGAGGAACTTCGCGGCATGGTGCTGGCCAATAACTTCAATGATCGCACGATGGACGCGCGGGTGCAGACCGTAGGCGCCCAGGCCAGCGCCGCCGTGAGTGGCGCCCAGATCGCGGCCGTGGAAGCTGGCAGCGCCCAGGAGCAGAAGGACCTGGAGCTGGAGCGCCTACGCTTGCAAAACGAGCAGCAGGCCACCGCGAACAAGTACCTGGATGAGCAAGCCCGCGCGCAGCTCGCGGCAACGTACGCCGCCACGGCCGGGCAAAACCTGCAGAACGCCAACACGGCCGCTACCGCCAGCAACGGCGGAGCCCTAAATGCCGAGCAGCGACGCCTGTACTCCGAGGCCGTCATGGGAGCGCGCAAGGACGCCCAGGAGCAGCGAACCATGCTGGCCGAGCGAAAGGCCGCCATCATCGAGGACCTGAAGAAAACGGGCCAATGGCTGAACTACGGCCACAAAGAGAACGGTTGGGGGCCAATCGGTGGCAACAAGCTGACGAACGAGGAAGTGGACGCCCGAAATCAGCGCCTGCTGGCCGAGCGCCTGGCGCAGGACCCGGTGGCCGCCGAACACGAAAAGGCCGCGCAGCAGCACGAAATGAGCGCGCGCCAGCTGGAGACGTACCTAAACGCAGGAGGCACCAACGCCGGAAAGAACCCGGTGGGCGCCGGCGACTTAGGGAAGCGCTACCAAGAGGCCGGCCTGAAGTATTCGATGGAGCGCCGAGGCCAAAACGGATACACGGACTGTAGTCACTTTACGCAGTGCGTGTACCGCGACATGGGCAAGCAGATACCGGGAACGGCCGCGACCCAGTGGCGAGAAATGACCGCCGTGCCCCGAGGCCAGGAGTCACTAGGGGACCTCATTTTCTTCAAGGACAACCGGCCGAGCGCCGGGCGCCGTGGCCTGGCCGCGCACCACGTCGGCATCATTGTCGGATTCACCGATGAAGGGGTGCCGATCATGCGCCACGCCAGCAGCGCCGCGAACAAGATCGTGGACGTGCCGCTCGACAAGTATCTCAGCACCACCAGCGGCCGCATGGCCCTGCTAGGGGTGAAGCGTTGAGTCAGACCTTCAAGAGCTGGCAGGAGTATGTCGGGCAGGCGAACGTCATGGGGGCGCCTGCAGCCGAAACGCCCGCCCGTGGATTCAGCAGCTGGCAGGACTACCAAGCTGGCGCCGTGAACCCGCTGGCCCCGGCACCGACGCAGCCGGCGACCGTTTGGGACCAGCTCAGGCTCACGCCCAGCCGCTTACCTGACGACCACGCCCGCCGCATGAAGGACGCCACCAGGTTCGCTCCGGAGTCGCAGGAGCGCCTGATGGCCCTGGCCGACACGGCCGTGGTGGGCTTCCCGACGTTTGGGGAGGAGCGATATAACTACCCAGGCCGCGACATGCTGCTGGAGCTGACGAGGTTCAGAGGCCCATCCCTGGCCGCCGCCCTACCGGGCGCCATTCGCCAGGTGGCCACGGACTTCGGCGAGGAGCCCAGTATCGTGGAGGCCCGGCTGCAGACGCTAGGGCTCAGCACTCAGGAAGCCGCCGCCCAGGAAATGGTGAGCGGCCGCGTGTTTACCGACATGGTGGGCCTGGCCGCAGGTGAGCAGGCGCTACCCATCGCGCGCCAGGGCGCGCTGCTGGCCACCCAGCGCCTCATGGGCACTTATGACCCGGATACCTTCGAGGAGGGAGTCAGCGAAATGGAGCAGCGGATCGCCGAGGATGGCAACCAGCGCGCGCTGCAGATGGCCGCAAACCTTGGCCTGTACATTCTCCCCATCGGGCCGAAAACTGGCCCGCTGAAGATCCTCAGCGGCCGGCCGCAAAGCGTGGCGGGCGTGACCAATCCGCTGCAGAACCCGAACATCTTCGGCGGCCTGGAGGCCGTGCGATTCATGGGCCGCGTGGCCGAGGAGGGCGTAGGTGGCGCCGTGGTGGGCGAGCTGCAGGACATGGGCACCGCCCTGAACCCGCTGGCCGAGGACCTGGCGCCCAGTGAGCGCGTGGCGCGCGTGGCGTTGTCAGTGATGGCGCTGGCCGGACTAACCAGTGGCGCCGTGGAAGTGCGCGGCCTGGCCAGAGAAATCACCAGCGAAGTGGCCAGCAGGGTGCCGGGAGAACGAGGCGCCGCCCTGCAGCAGCGACTCAGGCCGAACGCCCTGGCCAGCGTGATGCAGGACGCCCTGGGCCGCAGTGGACTCGACATGCCCGGCATGCGCCTGGAGCGCGGAGGGTATCGAGCGGAGCCCGTGGTGGACTTCGCCGCGATGACGCCCGCCCAGCACCTGACCCTGCGCAGGAACTTCGAGCTGGCGATGGACGACATGCCCGCCCGCGACCTGGTGGCCTGGTCGTCACTTACCCAGCCGTTCGAGGCCACCGCGAAGGTGGACCCCAGCAGTGTACGGCTGCTGCAGATGCTGAACGATGGCGACCTACCGGAAGCCGGCAGCCTGGCCGAGGCGCCGACGCTGGCCGACGCCGCCACCCTGGCCGAGCAGCGCCTGGCCGAGAGTGGCCTGGTGGTCAATGAGCAGTACGTCCACCTGGACGAGCTGAAAGCGCAGACCGCCCACCTGCCACGACTGACCTACGCCCAGGCCGTAACGAGCAGTAAGGACGTGGAGCGGATTCTTATGGACAGTTGGGGCCTGGACGCCAAGGCCGCCAAGCTGAACGCCGCCGTATTCGAGGCGCGGGCGCAGGCATGGGCCGACGACACCGGCCGCCCCGTGAGCGAGTGGTACACCACGCGCATCGCCAGCATGGGCGCCGAGGGAGACGCCGCTGGCCGCGCCGATGGCCTGCTGGTCACCGGCGCCCCGGTGCAGTTCCAAATGGACGGGCAATACTTCCAGGGCAAGCTGGCGCCAAACCAGGCGTACACCTTGGGCCGATACGGCCGCATTCGGGTGACGATGGACGACGGCACCGAAATGATCGTACCGCTGGCCCAGGTTACGGAAGGCATCCCCGACCAAGTGCGGGAACGCTTCGGCAACATCGAGAGTGCCAAGGCCCTGTACCAAGCCGAGGAAGCACCGGCGCTGCTGGCGACCCACAGCACGAGCGTAGAAGGCTTGCAGGCCGCCCTAGACCTGGGCGGCATCCCGGCGCCGAGCGTGGCCATTACGAAAGCCGAGGGGGTGCCGAAGTACTACGGGAAGGTGGCCATGCTATTTGACACCGAAACCGTGGACCCGCTCAAAAACCCGGAGCACCTGCTAGTCGCCGGCGACGGATACACCGTCACGCAGCCGCGCCAGCAAGTGAAGGTGATCCCCGAAAAGGCCAGAGCCCTGGACGCCAGGCTGGCAAGATGGGGGGCGGGCAGACGAACTATAGAAGAACACTGGCAAAAACCCCAAAAATGGCCGGACCCAATAGAGAATTGGGTGGGCCAAGTAACTGGCATTGACGAGCCCCACCGGTGGAGGCGCGAGTACTTGGTGAGCCAACTTGGTTATGACGAGGCAACCGTGCGCGCCATGAAAAGCGGTGACCTGGCGGTAGCAGCTAACTGGTATGGCCCTGAATTTGAACAGTGGTACCGCCGCCAGCTGATGGATGCCACGGACGGACAGAAGTACGTGCTGACCAAGGGCGGCCTGGTCCCCTACACGATGGAAGCCGTACTCGACGTGATGAAGGCAAAGCGCGGAACAGCAAAAGCTGACATGAACGACGAAGGCTTAGGCCCGGCACGCGCAAAGACTCTAAAGCCAGTGCCCAAGATTGAGCAAGTGGTGCGGCAATCCGACCGCCTGGCCGACGATTCCGTGGTGACCCGGTATTTGACGGACCTAAGCATGGAAATCGACGATATCCAGCGCGAAATCAACGATGTTATGGGTTGGCACCCTTACCGAGGGCGAGGTGAGAAATGGAGGGACGACGCGCTAAAGATCGTGGTGCAAATGGCCAAAGGGGTGGCGCCGCAGACAGCCATTGAGCGCGCCGGCTTTGGTGGGCGCTTGTCGGCCAGCATAAAGACCGAGCTGGAGCAAGCCGCTCGCAAACTGGCCGAGGCACCCGTGCAGTACTTCGAGGCCAAGCCGTACCGCCCGGTGAAGCTGGACGAAGTGCGCGCCGTGGTGGCCCCGAACGATATGGACGCCGAACTGGTGGCCGCCCTGCAGGAGCGTGGGGTGAAGGTGTACCAGTACGACGCTGCCAACGAATCCGACCGCGCCCGCGTGATGACGCAGGCGGCCGAGGAGACGGGCGTACTATTCCAACGAGAGCAAACCGCGAAGGCGAAAATCATGTTCGACCGCACAGGCAAGGCCATGCTGCGGGCGCTCAAGAACCCAGACGCCAGCACCGCGCTGCACGAACTTGGCCACATCCTTCGCCGCGACCTGTACCGCGATGGCGGAATCAGCGCCCAGGAGCAGGCCGTGCTGGAGACATGGGCGGGCGTGAAGGATGGCAAATGGCACGAGGCCGCCGAGGAGAAATTCGCGCGCGCGTGGGAGCGCTACCTTCGAGAAGGAAAGGCCCCGGTGAAGGAGCTGCGCGGCCTATTCCAGCGCCTGAAGAACATGCTGCAGACGGTGTACGCCGAAATCACGGGCAGCGCCATAGACGTGGAAATCAGCCCCGAGGTCCGCGACATCTTCGACAACCTGCTAGGCAAAAAGGGATACGAGGAACGCGCCCGCCTGCAGGCCGAGGAGCAGGCCGCCGTGACGCAGCTGGCCCGGCAGCGCGACGAGCTGCTGGCGATCATGCCCGACGACCCGCGCCTGGACGTATTCGGCGACGTGTACGACGAGCCGCTGGCCAGTGCGATCCTGCGAGAATTTGGCAACGGCACCGACGACCCGCGCCTAGCCGCCGACGTGCTAATCGAGGCGCAAAACGCCGCCTATTGGGCCGACCTGCAGCGACAAGCCGACGAGGATTTTAGGGCCACCTACTTCGAGGACGCGCTGGAGTTCCGCCGATGGTACGGCAAAGGGGGCAACCGCGCCCGGTGGTACCGCGAAGGCAACAAGTACCGCAGTGACGCCCGCCCCAGCCAGCTCATCGGGTTCCTAGACGCCAGGCAGATGCCGCCACAGATTCTGGAGGCCGTGACGGACTGGGGCAGAAGATTCTTCAATGACCCCGATTATCTGGTGGACAGGGACAACCCGAACGCCACCGGCCAGCCCGTGCGACCGCGCACCCTGACCGAGATCATGGACGAGGGGGAAGTCATCCCGGCGCCCATTTACGACGCCTGGCTGGAATCTATCCGGCCGCCCGACTACGACGATACGCCGCTTTATCAAGACGGCGCTGCTACATTTTGGGAGGAAGTAGTAGGGAAGGCGCTAGCGCAAGCGAAAACCAACCCCGTGGCCGTTCGCACTGCAACCGTTCAAAGCTACTACACGCGCCCGGATAGCATTCGGGCCAAAGCTGACGGCACTGGCATACAGGTGCGCGAAGGAAAAAACTGGGTAACGCTGACCAAAGAGCAGGAGGAAATGGTCGCGGCTCAAGTCGGAATGACCCCACCTCCAGGGCATGCGGAGTACGTGGCAAGGATTCAGGGGGAGCAAAGAGGGGCACGACTTGCAAGAGAGCAGGAGCAACGCCGCAAAGCGGAAGCTGACCGTATTGGAAAGCTGACGACTCTACGAGATCGCTTAGCCGCAATCATAGCGGCTGGCGTGGATGAAAACGGGCGAAAGGTGGCGCCCAAAGTGATGCGAGAGGTGCAGTCCGACGTGGCCCGGCTCACGGCAGAGATTGACGAAGCGCAAAGGGCTGCCGACGACCAGGGCAACAACCCAAACGAGCCGAACGTACTGTACCAAAGTGGCCCGAGCGAGGCCGACCTGGCCCTGGTGGCCGCCAAGCGAATCGCCGAGGGTAACGCCGAGGAGACAGTGCTGAAGATTCTCAAACGAGACTTCAAGCAGAAACCCGGCCGGGCCGCCATCATCTACCGCCGCGCGCAGGAAGTGCTGGCCCGCCACGACATTGACCAGACGTACCGCGAAACGAGCAGCCGCGCGGCCGTGGCCGAGATGCTGGCCGAACGCCACCCGAACATCCCCAAAAGCCGGTACCCCATTGTCATCCGCGAGGCCCTGGCCACCGTAGGAGAGCAGGAGATGGCCGCCATTCGCGCGGCCGTAGATGCGCAATTCGACACGACCGTGCCCGACCGGGCCGCCCCGGTGGCCGAGGCCCTGCTGCGAGGCGACAAGGAGCGCGCCAAGGAGCTGGTGGCAAACACCGCCCAGGACGCCCGCCACCGCCAGCGAGTGCTGGCCGCTGCACGTGAGCAGGTGGCAACGGCCGTGGCCACCAACGAGTGGGGCGCCATGCCGAGCATGGACCACATCGCTGGCCTGCTGGAGAAGCGCCTGGACGTATCGCCCGCCCGCGCCCTGGAATTGACACGCGACGCCCTGGACCGCGCCGGCATTGACTACGAGGCCGAGCTACGCCGGCAATCGCAGCGATGGCTGGAGGCGGAGCTGGAGCCCGCAGTGGAAATGACCTGGCAGCTCATGGAGCAGGGCAACGACTTCGAGAGCGCGTACAGCATGATGCAGTTCGGCCGCCCCGCCCGCAAGGAAAGCGTACGCCTACGGATTCGGGAGCGCGAAGCCTGGCCGCAGATCGCGGAGGTGTTCGACCAGACCAGCAGCTACCGAGAGGTCCGCATGATGCTGGCCGAGCAATACCCCGAAATCCCCGCCTATCGGTACCGCGAGGTATTCACCGAGGCGCTGGCCGCCAATGGCATCGGGGTGGCCACGGCGCCCCTAGTGCGCGTAGACCCTATCACTAAACGCAAGGAGGTGGTGCCGGGCCAGATACGTGTAGTCATCGGCGCGAACGAGGTGGTGGTCCCGCAGTCAGTCATCAAGGACATGGAATTTTTCAAGGACCGGCACCCGGGCCTTGGCTCATTCTGGGATGAAGCGCGCTACGTGGAGCGCATGACCAACCGCAACGAGGCCGCGTACAAGTGGCTAGTGGAGCACCGAGAGGAAGCCGCCACCAACCTGACCAAGGACATGGTGAGATGGCGCGAGGAGCTGCAGCGGGTGTACGGCAAGCACGCCAAGGACCGCGAGTTTAGGGAGCTGGTGATGGACTGGGTGGAGAACAAGCAGGCCAGGGAGGACGGGCTGCTCACCGAGGGCGTGGAGTTCAAGGGCCAGATCATCGAGGACATTCGCGAGCTGATCAGGCGCCAGCGCCCGAACGACTGGCAGGACATCGAGCGCATAGCCGAGTGGCACCGGGCGACGTACGACCTGCTGCTCGACAAGCAGAACGAGGTCCGCCGCATGTTTGGCTTGGGCGAAATCCCGCGCCGCGCCGACTATATGGCGCACATCATGGAGGAGGCGACCGCGCTGCAAAAAATCCTACAGATGCAGGACGACCACAGCGCTGGCCCCGGCGCCTGGCGACCCACAAGCGCCCGGCGAAAGTCGCCATTCAATCGCCACGCCCTGCAGCGCAAGGGGCAGCGCAGCCGACGCGATAGTCTGGCGAACACTGAGGATTACATCGAGAGCGCCCTGCGGACCATTCACCTGACGGCGCCGGCGATTCGACGCCGCACCCTGGCCAAGGTGCTGGCCGACAATGACCAGCATGCGGCATTCGGCGACGTGGTGCAGTATTGGCAGAATCAGGCAAATAGACTGACGAACCAACAGGTGGAAGGTGCGGACGGAATCCCGCGCGTTTTGAACGGTTGGGTGGCGCGTTCGATCATCGAGGCCATACGCTGGACCAGCAAGCGCACCGCCCTGAATGGACTGGTGGGCAACCTACGGACCGCCGTCATGCAGACCGGGAGCCTGCCGCAGGTGACCGCCATCGCTGGCCCGAAGAACGTAGCCGCTGCCGCCGTGGTACGGATGCAGGTGGCCAGGGGCCTCACTCCCGACCCCGTAATGGCAAGCGCATTTATGACCAGGCGCTACGCCTACAAAGGACGCCTAGCCCGAAGCGGGTGGGACCGTGCCATTGAAATCGGCGCTAAGCCGATGGAGATCATCGAAAAGGCAGTAGCTGAACACGTCTGGACATCCTTCCACGTGCAAGCTATCAGGCTAGGGCGACCGAACGAGGCCGCCGTGAAGTACGCCGACCGCATGACGAACCGCGCCCTGGCCGGCCGCGCCATCGGAGAAAAGCCTGCAGTGTTCGACACCGATTACGGCAAGGTGCTGCTGCAGTTCCAGCTGGAAGTGAATAACATGGTGCTGCTGGCGCGGCATGATGCAACTTGGAACGAGCTACTAGGCAGGGAGGCCACCGCCGCCGAGAAGTGGCGCCGGGCCGCCATTTACACCGTCAGCGCCTATATCGCAAACAGCCTGTACTACGAGGCATTCAGCGACCGCCCGCTACCGGACCCCATAGACCTCAGCATGGACGTGGTGGGCATCGCCGCCGACAACAAAGACAAGGCCGCGAAGGACCGAGCTGCGAAGATGGTGGGCCGCGTGGCCGGCGAAATCATCAGCTCAGTGCCGGGTGGCACGATGGCCGTGGGCATATTTTTCGACGAGTACGCCGACATCGGTGGCACGGGCATGACGCGCGAGGAGCTGCTAGGGCGGACGCCGGCCGGCATGTACGCCGGCACGCTCCCCACCAGCAGCGCGCTGAGGAACGCCACCAAGGGCAGCACCATGACAGAACTAGGCTGGAACCTGACGACCACGCTAGGCCTGCCATTCGGTGGGCGCCAGCTCAACAAGACGAGCACGGCCGTGGAGGCCCTGGCCAACGGTGGCACTGTCACCGACCGCCAAGGCCGGCCGCGCTACACGATAGACGAATGGGTGGACGAGGCCCGCGCTCTGCTCTTTGGGCCGAACGCGACGAAAGCCGCACAACGATACTACGACCAGAAAGCCGGAGGCAAAGACTAA